CTGCCAGACGGCGGGCGTCCGTGTCGAAGGTGAACCAACCTTCCAACTTATCGTTTACAGGAACAACGACCTTGCTATCCCAAGGAGCAAGGCTACCGCGAGCTACAATTTTAGTACCCATGATGGATTCCTTTAGATCAGGTTGAGCTTTGCAGCAAGCACAAAAGGTGCCAGCGACTTGTAGAGGTTTTCCCGGTTCGCCCCAATAGGGTGAACAGTGTCCGAGAATTGTACACTTGCAAACCCATCAGCACCTACTACAGCGTTACTGAAGGTATAGCCAGACTCGTGATCGCACATGGCCCAGCAAGGAGCCACAACAATCTTCGCAGCTGGTAGGTTTGCTCGAAGATCCCGGAATGCCCGGAATACCTCGATGTACTTTTCAGACCACAGCGGATTACGAACCGACGCCATGGAAGTACCTGGGATCGACAAGATGATGCGAGCATTGGGAGCTGCTAGCAGCAATTGATCGATCATGATCTTCAAGTTGCTGTACATCGTATCGTACATGGTGGCAGTGGTTCGGTCCCGAACATCGTTCGTACCCAGAGTGATGGTAATAACATCTGGAGTATCCAAGCTGTACCGGGAGAAGTAATAGCTCGGATCAAACACCCACCCGTTGCATACAACAGCAGGATCGTCTGCACCAGTTGCCGCACGAATGAATGGGTTGATTGGGGCCTTGGTTGCTTTGGAGGATCGAAGATATTCATCTTCCCCGCCCGGAGCTACCGCAGACACTCGGTCAGTGATAGCAAAGGTAAAGTCACCAGTTTCCCAACCTTCACGACATTCGCCAAGTGGACCATCTGGGTTGATAGAGTTGTTCGACAAGGCAGATCCGTTGAACGTACCAATGAACTGGGGGGCAGCTCCCATGTGTTCCAGATACTTCTTCAGAAAGAGAGCACCCTGACGGTTACCGATAGAGTCACCGATCATCATCACCTTAATCGGCAGATTGTTCTGAGCGGGTACATCAATGATACTCAGGTTAATCATCCGTCGACGCTCGTAAGTTGCCCGATCACGCAGCGAGAAGATCGCCCGATCACCGTAAGCGGCTGCGTCAATCGGCAAAGCTCGACCATCAGCAAAAGCGGTACGGTCAACGCTGGACATAGCAGCTTCTACTTCATCGAAGCGTTCTCGGTATTGGAGCATGCTCTGTGGGAAGAGTTGAGCACCCAAATCCTTGAAAGTGGCCACTGGGGTAAACATTGCAATGTCACCCTCCAGAGGATCTGGGCGAGTGGCCGTATCTTCCCCGGAACCAATCTGAACATTCTGCAAGTCGCAAATAACCTCATCTTCACCGTTCACGACATAAATGCCGGGAACGTCGATAGGGCCGAATTCAGCATGTCCTGCCAGAGTCATGGTATCAGAGTAGTAGAAACTGACTCCCCCCTCATCATCCACCAAGGAAGTGATGCCATCTTCCCGCTCAACATCCACCATTGGCAGGTGCAATTGGTTGTTGGTAATGCTTCCGATAATCCCGTCTTCTTCGTCAGCAATGGTGACATGGACAGCTGTTTCATTGGGGCGAACCAAGTCAGCCACTTGATTCAGTGCCGAAGAGGATGGGTAGGTATTGACGACAGTCGCTACACCGGCAACGTTCTGGTAGAGGATCAGGTATTCGCTGTTAGCGGCAGACGGTACAGAGAAGTACCCATCCACAGGAGTTGCTGCCATACCCAAAGCAATAGTTTTGAAAATCCGACCGGACATTGCAGCAGCATCCCGGGCAGCTTCAGCAGCAGCGACTTTGGTATCCAGCTGCTCTACAGAACCTGCAAGCGCAGCGTCTGCCGACTCAACCAGATGACCAATATCAACTACACCTTGAGCCAAGTCTGCTTTAGCCTGCTCAGACCATTCACGAGCCGACTTGGCAGTAGGGTCCTCGGGGCTGGGATTGGTTCCTTCAGCCCAAGTCTTTGCCAACTCTACCGAAGAATCCAGCTCTTCCCGTACAGCAGGCATAGCCGCATCAATGGTTTCCTGAACGGTTTCTGCCGCAAGTTCAGGGATGTTCTCGCGGACTTCGTCAAGGCGTTGGATCTCAGGCAGCGTGTCGTACACTTTCTTTACAGTGTCGTACGCCGTACCGATAAAGTTATCGACCAGACCCGCCTCGGCACGAGGGAAGTCAGTCATTGGACGAGACATGCTCATTAAGTTCTCCTGCTAGCAAAAGCCGCGACGGTGGAGTTTGATATTCGTGTTCACACCGGAATCTCCCACTTGGTTCCGCTGTAGGATGTCATTGTGCCGCATTTCATATGCAGCCTCCAGCGCTTGGGTCTTAGCTGCGTATTCCTGCCCAGACATAGGACTGTAAATATTGGCAGCAGTTTTGATCCGAAGCATCTCCAACATCACCGAAGGCACCAGAATCTTTTGATCCAAGTAGTCCTCACCGTCCGATTTCAGGACTGGGTGCAAGGCTTGGTATTGAACCAAGAAGACTTGATTGTACCCGGGGTGGTTAAACTGAACCGCATCAAAGTGAGGGGTAAATACCGATGCCCACTGCTCAGCGTCGTTCATTGGGAGAGGGTCACCGCGTTCGTTGGTAACCCCAAGGATTTTCACCAAGTCACCAGTAAACGGGTTTGCCGGAGTGTCGATGATGTACTTGTACCGCTCATTCGAGTTGCTCATCTGAGCGAACTCCGGACGGAGATAGTACAGGGATTTCCACTCCAACGTTTGAACAATGACTTCCCGCTCCAGCAAGTGGATACGGGAATACATGTCCGTCAGTGCAGCATTGATGGCAGTGATTACCTTCGGATGCGAGTCGTCCTTGACCGTACCCGTCTGGGAAAATGCCATGCTGCTCAGCTCACCCAAGGCAAGTTCTTTCAGCAGCTCGCTCAATTTCATTTGTCACCTACACCACGTAGGAAGACATCGGGCTGATGTCCTCTGGTTCAAGATCTTCCTCAAAGACTCCGCTGTCAGTATGCACAGGTGCAGACTCAGAGGGTTTCCAAGGAGTGAGATACGCCAGCATCGAGATGGTGTCGATACAGTCGTCCTTTCCTTTCAGACCACTGGAAGTTGCCAGCCGGATCTGCTCAAGGAATTGTCCCACAATTACGGAGTGACGCATCTCTTCTGGGAAGTAAATCTTCCGAGCCTTGAACCAAGGAACAACCATGTTGAATCGGGACAGCTTGTCTTGGGTTGGTCGAATGCCAGGCTCACCGCTCTTCTCACTGGAGGCAAAGTTGAACCAGATGTTCCGGTTCATCATCTCGCCTTGCAGCAGCTTGATGTACGCCTGCTGTTGACCGGTCACCTCGATACCCACCTGTTGGGGCGAGTACATGGACACATGCTTGAACAGGTCATTGAAGGTTTTATCAATGGTCTGCTTCTCACAGATTCCGTCTACCCAGAACCAATCCTGATTGGAGTTGTACGCCCAGTCAGAGATCACACTGAAGTCAGCCGTCTGCTTGGCAGAGGTGGCAAAGTCGGTGGTGATGTAGAAGTTGAAGTTGCTTTTGTTCCGCAACAGGTCAGCTCGGGAGTACCAGCCGATCTCCGCATCTTGAACCAACCGCTCCTCTTCCGAGGTAATCCGCAACATCAGCTCCTGATAGAAGGAGGCGAGCTTGCCCGTGTTCACGGCCATCTCATACTGTTCTTGGATGAACTCGAAGGTGAAACGATCTTCCCATGCGCCTACGAATTCTTCCCGAGTGCAAGGGAACTTCTCGCAGACTGGCCAGACGTTCACATCCCAAGCACCCGACTCTACTGCCTCGATCAGAATGTCGTCGGTGTTGAACGGCGTACCGTTGAAAACGACCTTACGGCGGGTTGGGTCTAGTGCGTGGTTCACACCTTTATAGACCGTGTCCTTGATCGCCGTCATGGCTGCCTTGGATTTGGCATCATCGTCAGAAACCAAGTCATCGAGTACCGCAAAAACAGGACGCTTACCGAAGATCTTCGTACCACGAAGGCCGGTCTTAGCACCGAACATCTTCACACCCAGACGGTGACCTTCAGCGTTCTGAAACTCAAGGTAGTTGTCCGTGAAGGTTGCCTTGGGAATCCACTTCTGCAGGAACTCCGAGTTGTTGTACCGGAACTCGATGTTCTTACGAGCCGACTTCACACCGTTATCCATGGAGTCCGAGACGTAGATCATCCCTTCGATCTTGCCGAACTCCGGCAGGTGACCATAGAAAGCAATGAACAGAGTCAGGTATTCCATGAACACAGCAGTCTTACCGGCACCCCGGAAACACAGGTTGGCGATGTAGTCACGACCACCAACCATCTTGTCCAGCATCTTCAAGTGGACGGGTGGGGTCTTGTGGCTCTCACCCTGAGCACCGTTCACCAGCTTGATGAAGTTCATAAAGATCAGGGCGAACTGGGATGGGGTATACGAAGGGCTGTTCAGCTCCTTGTAATCCACTTGGTTCAACCAGTCATCGAGCTTCTGTTTGACCAAGGGGTTCTGTTTTTTCTCGAATGGTGGTGCGCTCATCAGCCTTCCCCGTTCTCAAACAGCCGTTGCCCGGCAATGTCTTTGGTAGAGATACCGTTGGCAATCAACTCCTGCTGCATCTGTGCCAGCTTGGTCAACTGTTCCCGCATCTCGTTCATACCCGAAGATTCCTTCACATCAACAGCGATCTGGAAGTTCGTATCTTTCGGCTTGGCCAAGTGGGTCAGCAAGGAGTTTGCCGCATCACTGCGAACCTTCTCGCTTTGGGCGTTGTACATCAAGTCAGCCTGAACGTTGATAGCATCCTGATAGATGTCTTGGTTCAAGACCCAAGTCGGGATGATGCTCTGTTCAAGGATCTTGTTGACCAGCTGATTCTTGTTGTACATGGCCACATAGGCCGAGATTTCTTTCTTGCCCTTACCAGCAGCAGTCAGGTTGATGATCCGTTGCGGGAAGGTCAGCTCATAGGCTTGTTGGTTAGTTTTGCCCATCAGCTTGTAGGACACGTACTGAACTGCGTTCAGGTAGTCCTCCATCTTGTACTTACCGTCTTGCAGCACATGGCTGTAGGACAGGAAGTTCTCCCGTACCTGCTCAGCTACCAGAGGGTCGGCCACAACCGTGTTGATGGTATTAACCAACTGCGGGGTAACGGCAGACTTCAGGTGAGCAGGAAGGGCCTTTTCTACTTGGTCTTTGGTGAGCATGTACCTGTCTCCATAAAGAAAGGGGCTTTCGCCCCTTCCGATTACATTTCCGAGGTTGCCTCAAGCAGCTCTCGTTGGGCAGTGGTTCGTTGCATCTTGAGCTTCTCTACCAAGTCTTCCTGCTCATAGGCTTTTTCTCGAAGCTTGCCCAGCTGGTCACGGGCAGCTTCGTAGTCGATGGTGGCTTGGCGGAACTTGTTGGCAGCTTCTTGAAGTTTCGACATGGTTACTCCGAGAAAGGATCGGCAGGTTTGGCGACAGCACGAACGAACCAAGAGAAGCCTTCTTGCAGCTTGGTTCGTGCGATGTTCAGGGCACGAGGGTCTACGCCTTCGATCTTGCCGATCTGCTTCCACAGTTGGGCAATGTCTTCTTCGGCGGCTTTGATCGAGTTCATACCATCGATCTCAGCTTGGCTGAGATCACGGTAACCTTTGATCTGCTTGTGTTGATTGTCCACGGTTAGGCTCCCAGCGAGTTGAGTAGGCGGGCACGGGCAGCGGCAGCTTCATCACGAGCTTGTGCCAACTCAACAGACTTTTGGTCTATTTCCCGGGTCAGCGACAGCTCCAGCTGTTTAGCTACTTCATACTCCGCCAAGAGGCGCTCGTTTTCAGTCTGTTCCATGTTAAGTTTCCTTGGGGTTGGGTCAAATCTGAGGATAGACTTTAGCCTGTCTTTAGGTTCCATTCAACTAACCAAGGAGTTTCGTATGCTGTTTTACAACCACATCAACGGGATGATGAACGGTGCCCAGTGGACGGAGGAGCAAGTCTTCAACTACAAGGTGCGCTTCCAGATTCTCTGCCAGAACCAAGAAGAGAAAGATGAGATCTTGGGCTGGGCCTTGGCCTATGGGCGGAATATTCAGGTGGACACCCATAGTGAGTGGGTGGGGGTTGTTAGGAGTAAGGCTCCAGAGGATATGCGCCTATTGCCCATTGTCTTCACAACTTGGAGGGTGAACCTCCGTGGACTTTGATCTGTGGTTCCGGGTTGGGTCTCGCCCTTACGAAAGGTCCACTCTTGAGTTCCTTTTCCAGTTCTACTCGCTGGAGAGGGTTCCATTGATTCTTGTGGAGTCGAAAGCTGAGGCTGACTTCTTGGAGGGGATGTCCCTGTTGTATGGCCGAGAGCTGGAGATCAGAGAGGTCACCGAACAGGCATCCACCAATCCTTGGGTCTATAACAGAAACGGGTTGTTCCTCACATGGGACCCACTCAGGAGGATCAACATATGATCGAGATTCGTAAGAGATTCCCGGGAGCAAACCATTTCTTGGTCTGCACCACAGATGAGATCTTTGCCCCGCCTCCTAAGTGGGCCATCAAGAATCAGTATGTTGTGAGGTCGGAAGCTGAGAAGGCTACCCTCGAAGCATACGCCATGATCTACAGCCTTGAGTTTGATGTGGTCGTTGGGCCTCATGAAATCCCCTTGGACTACACCGGAGGGGGTGGGGAGTCCAAATGCATAGTCTTTCTTTGGGTTGTGGAGATTAAGGAACTGACATGAACATGAGACTAGTAGGCTCCAAGTTCACACACGTAAATCGCGTGGAGTGGTTTCTCACCATACCTTCAGTGAAGAGTCGTATCTGGTTTGTGGACACGGAAGATCAGAAAGATCTGCTCGATGGTTACCTGCTTCTTCTGGGGGTTCAGATCACCGTTGAGATCTTGGATCTATCCAAAGGTGCAGTCTTCCAGGCAAACGGCAGACCCTACTGCTTCGTAGAACTCTGTTGCTAATATTCAAAACTAGATTTAGACTCACATGGCTGCTGCGGTAACGATGCGGTCATGTGATAACGGCCCCAGGAGTAGGTGGGATATAACCTCTTCAGTCTATCGGTCGGGTGCTCCTTAACTAGGCACTTGCCTAGGTTACGCAGATTCAGTCATGGTCTGCCAGTTCGATAGGATAGACAGTGTAGTCAGGACCCTTGAATACCTGACACTGAAAAGCCCCAGAGGATTGGACTCCCTTCTGGGGCTTTTCTTTTTCTGGAGGTGACACATGAAAATTGAGTACCGCTTTACAAAGCAAGAGTGGGACGGCAGCTTTCTCCGAGACCTAGAAGAACTAGCCACCTTTCAAAACGACAACATCCTCTACGAGGGTACTGACCAATTCAAACCATGCTTCGCCACAAACCACATCCATCACGAAATGATCGCGGGTTACTCCCTACTTGAGGGGGTCGAAATTCGACTAGACCCATGGCAACCACATGAAGCTGGGAAAACTGTAGAGCTGAGGGTAGTCACATGATCGTAGAAGTCTGTCACGTATCGGAGTCTTGCTTCGGATGGACGGCAGTAGACCTAGGCATCCTAAAGCAGGGACCAGAGCAAACCCTAAATCTGCACGCCCAGTCCCAAGATGATCTGGACGAGCTGGTAGGGCTTCTATTGGTTCACGGACTAGCCTTCAAAATCACCTACTCCCTTGTCAAGCCTAAGCTCGGATGGTGGATTCGGCCATGCAAATAGAATACCAAGCTGTAAATTCTGAGTATCGGGCTCAAGCTGAGCTTCGGGACCTCAACAAGACAACCACCTTATGGGTGAAGGATCAGGAGACCTTGGATATCCTGTTGGGCATGTGCCTACTGGATGGTGTAGAACTGAACCTTCAGATCCCACTCAACACTGTCAAACTCACAGGGTGGTGGGTACGTCCTATTTAGCTCTCTCATATTTAAGGAGTCCTTATGAAAACCTTGTATACCCATTCCCGTTATACCACCCATTGGATGACTATGGATCTCGAAAGTCCCCGCTGGAAAGGGGTCCATATGGTCGTCTTCGACCGAAACCAAGAGCATCTACTTCAAGCGTTACTTATAGTTTATGGGGTCGAGGCTTATGTCCGTATCGATGACGATCAACCTATCGCTATGAACGAAGTGATCGTCAAGGTAGTGGAGTAATGGAACTCATTCAGAAGGTTTCCCTTGGTTCCATCAAGTCCTTCCCTATCGACTTGAAGGACATCATGGAATCACCTTATGTCTACGAGCCGATCATCGTAGATACGCAAGAACTGAAGGATTATCTCCTTGGTTCTGCCCTTGTCTGGGGCGTCCGTCTCCAAGTCCTTCTGGATGGGGTAGATGAGAACACCACTGGACTGACTCCCTGCCATATTGCAGCCCTGCCGGAGTAGCTATGAAACTCATGCTGAGTCATCCTGATGGTGACCGGGAGACTTCCCTCGAAGAGTGTCTTCGGTTCTGTAGACAGTTCGGTGCTCCACTCCATGTCAGGAACCAAGAAGACTATGACCATTTGCTGGGCCTATCCTTGGTCGCAGGCACCCAACTACCTGAGGTCCAGATAGCCACCCCCAACAACTGGTCCGTCAAAATCTACTTCAGGGAGTGAACCGTGGAATACTTCTATACCTGCAATGTCTCCCACCCTTACCAGCCCATGTCTGTGGAGACTGTCCGAAAGCTGTCCCGCTTTGACGCTTGGATCTTTGTCATGGAGAGCCAAGAACAAAAGGATCTCCTTGAGACTTTGATGTTGGTGGATGGAACTCATTTCAAACGCATCATCCTACGGTCTGAAGTAAAGGCCGCGGATCTTGACTCCTGTGTCTTCCTATTCGTGGGGTGAGATGTGCAGATACAGTACCGCTTGAGATATGCGAAAGAAGATGCCTGGATCACCACTACCCTAAAACATCTCTACGACCGAGGACGGGACATCGTAGTCCAGCACGAAGGAGACAAAGAGATCCTTGAAGTGCTCAAAATAATCGAAGGGGTGGACATTCCAGTCATCGTCAAAAATACAGAGTTCCTGTCCAAGTACCAAGTCTACGTTCGTATTGAGGAGTGAACCAATGGAACTACAGTATGCCCTGCACCGGGGTGGCAACCTTCGGGCATTTCACGAAGGGGAAATTCAAACCCTGACCTCTTCCAACATGTGGTACTTCGCCTCTGATAAGGATGACATTCCCATGGTCTTGGCTTGGCAGCTGATGATGGGCATAGGTTTCGATCTACAAGACGCATCCCAAATCCGCATAGGCCAAGAGCCCTACACCCTCTACGTTAAGGTGGTCGAATGAAGCTCTACTTCTCAAGGGGCGACGATAAGTGGCAGGAGATTTCCTATAAGCGGGCTGAACTGTACGCCCGTGCTTGGGATGTCCAAATGGTTGTCCAGAACCAAGAACAATACGACCTCTTGTTGGGCATGGCTTTACTGGAGGGGATCGTGCCCCATAAGCCTAGGATAGGCAGAGTCGACGGGGAAGCGTGCATCTACCTCCAGATTAAATAGCAGGAGCGATAGGCAAAATCCTCCTGCATATTTTTTCAGGAAGGTTACCCCGCGAGAATCTTGGTTCGGTGGTCAGCCATGCCAGACAGGCCACAGATCTGATTGCCCCCCTTCGGCTTCACAAACCAGACCCGTGGGTCTTCTGGGTCATTTCGGTGGACCTCCCATTCGTGCATCTCTTTACATTTAGGGCAAGTCAGGATGTGTACGGTCTTGACGCTAAGGTCCATGGCAGGCTCCGCAGATTATGTAGGAGAAAGGTTCTGGTAGGCATCATAGCTATGTTCCAAGGCACTGTACACCTCCGGCGCCCCGCCCCAATTGCCAAGTACCCCCCCGGTACACTGGATACACTCCATGACCCTACCCCCGTGTTCATTACACTTCGATGCTGCGCATCGTATGGCAATCATGCCCTCAATCAATGGAGTCCATCCTATGTCCACTCGTATGACCTTCAGCGCTCTGCTCAACACCGTAAGCTCGACTGCAAATACCGTGACTGCAACTCTGGATACTGTATCCACTGCTGTAGGCATGGCCACCTCGTTCGTAGGTCAAGCTGCTGAGAACCAACGCATCCGTCAGATCGCAGACAAAGAGACCTTCATCGAGAACCTCATCATGGAGAAATCCGAGGAACGTGCATCTCTCGCCATCAAGGCCGACAAGTTCTGCCTGAAGTCCGAGCGTCATGCTGCTCACTACAACGAAGCCTATCAGCGCTTCACAAGTCTGCTGCGTCCTGAAGACTCTAAGGAGTAACTCATGCTGGGTGTAACCAATCTGTACAACATCAGCTACGTCCTCAACTTCTGGTTGATGCCACGTTTGGTCATCGCCCTTATGAGGTAACTGAGTCAGGGGAGTGCTAGGGCAGTAAATCTGCATTGCATTTCCCCTTCCCTCAACTCCAGTCCAACCATACCCTCAACCTAAAGGTTACCTAAATGTATCGCTCAATCATGTTGGTCATCCTCGGCATTGTCATCGCCATCACTGGCTTCGCAATAGTTGAGAACATCATCCCAACTTGGTTGGGTGTAACAACTGTAATCGCTGGCTTCATCATCACTTGGTTGTCTGAGGATTAAGTAATGTCGTTTGAAGGCTTCATGTACTTGGTGTGTCTAACCACTGCAGTCCTCTGCTACCTGTACCTGATCTACTAGGTGCTGCGCACCTTTTGGGAATAATCCCATTCTATCTATTAAGGAGCTTTACCATGTCGAAAATCAACGGTCTCACTCGTACCTTCGGTGTTCCTGCTGCTGCTCAAGCTGCAACCACTCCTGCTGCTCAACGTCCGAAAGCTGAGTTCTGGCTGAACATCGGCTATGACTCTGGCATCCAGCAAGAAGACGGCGAAACTTGGTTCGTCTCCCTCGGTCAGGGTATCCCTCTCGATCAGATCGAAGACCTCAAGACCACTGGTCGCAATGCCGAGTACAACCAGTTCATGCAAGCTCGTAACGACCTGCGTGACCAACTGCTGGAAGCTGCCAAGCAACTGGAACCGGGCAATGCCGTCATCATCAACCCAGATGACCAACTGCAAATCCAACTCCGTCGCATCGGTGGTGAACCGCCTGCACCAACTGGTGAAAACCAATTCGCTCGCAAGCTGTTCGGTGCTTAACCGTTAGAACCTAGCCAGCCCTTCGGGGCTGGTTGGCTTCGCCTTCTGATAGTTCCTAAGGAAGATGGTCATGATCCGCTCATTCCCAAAAACCGTTGAATACATCGCACGTAAAAAAGATGGCCCATTCACGGTATCTAAATGGTCCAACAATGGAATCATCACCCGTGATTGGATTATCGACTGCTGTGATAGTCCAGTTTACATAGCACCACTCAGTGGAAACAGTAAACAACGCCGACAGCAACGTAGAAAACTTCTGAAGGATTTGAACCGATGAACACCATTTCACTGTTCACCAAAATGCGTCAACTCGCGGGTTATGTGGAGAACGGAACTGATTGCTCTGTCCGCTTCTATCAAGATGATGTAACCCGTACTTGGTTTGTCCATGTAGGCCAACGTAGCTACTATGCTGACAGTCTGGAAAAGGCTGTCGAACTGGCATGGGAAGACAACAAACCGGATTGGTACCAAGAACCAACCGGAAGAGAGGTTGAGGCAACTGATCTGACCGTCTACCCAAACTTCAAAGGGGATTGAACCAATGAAAACTATGTACCCATGTGACTCTGGTATTCAAAAAGCAATCATCATCGATGACGATAAGTACAGGGACTACCTAGTGGTATCGGCAGAAGAGTCTACCGGGCAACACGATAAATTAATCCATGTAGTGATCAGTAAACACCACGCCCGAAAGATGATGATTCAACTAACCGAGTTCCTAAAAGAGGATGGTCCAAATGATGTTAGCAATTAAGCTCCTCATGATCTTGGCAATCATCGTGTGGGCAGTAATGAGCTTCCGTGAATACAAAGATGGTTGGCCAAAAGATGAAAGTATCCCTCTGGCAATCCTTTGGGGATTCGGCTGGGCAATACTCACAGTAATCATGGGCATCTGCCTAATGGCAGCAATCGGAATAATCCTCTCTTAAAGGAACTGAACCAATGACCACCATGCACCATACCCGCTACAAAGATGGTGTGCTGTTGCAGGTACTAGATACCAAAGACGACAGCGTCAATTACATCGACCGTGATACCCAAACAGTACTGTTCCGTGTAGACAGTAATGGCCTGCTAACTGATGCGAACAATGCTCCCATCGGACAGTTTGTTATCCGTGACAGTTCTTGGGTACTCAGACTCAATGATGTCGAGTTTAAGCGTGGGCCAGAGAATGGTCTGTTCAAGCTCCCTGAGTTTGAACTGGAATGTATCCTCGAAATACTGAACCAAGAGTAATCCAAGATGTGCTCGATGAAGGTTCTGAAGCCGAGGCTGCAGGGAAAGATTGCCCAGATGATCTGGATCGACGAATTCACGAGGCTCCCAAAGATGTTTAAACCTGAGTGGTACAGAGAGCACTTCACTGGCCCGTTCTATTGCTACGTTTCCATTCTGAACAACGGGGATGTTCGATGGATGCTGGCCGATGGTAAACATCAAGACAGGGGTTACCTCTACTTCAATGGTAACTCCAAACAGCGTAGCCAAAAGAGAAAAGCATTCATCAGAGAGCTGAACAAATGATCACTCATGTACAAGAATGGATCAGACATAGGATCGCCAAAGAGGGTGTCCAATCCATCCATAACAATTTGGATAGGGATAGGCTCGTTGAGATGGCTAAGTACTATCACCAGATTGGTGAGAGCGGTAAGGCTTACTTAGACAATGAGCTGCGTACTGATAAGCCTCAGTGCAAAGACATTCCTACACTGCCAATACTTCAGTTCCTGAAGAATCTGAATGGTAAGTGGGGAACTTGCTTTCCTAATTGGACTAACTCTGTTCAGGAGGCTATGCCCAAAGGAGCACCTGAGAAACTAGTACAAGCCAAGATGCGTAACCTGATTCTCAAAGGTTATGTGGATGGTTGTTACTGCGGCTGTCGGGGAGATTACGAACTGACAGATAAAGGACTCAAATACTTGGAGCAGAACCAATGAAACTCAGTGAAGCGTTGCAGAAAGCAATCGATACAGAGATGTACTCGTGGGAGCAACATGTGTACATGTGCCATGCCCTTAAAGCCTTAGGCCTCCGAGAGCATGTGGCAGCTGTGATGGAAAAGGTTCACTCAATGGACCCGTGCTGCTCTGCTTTGCTCTCTGCCCTGATGTGTACTGGGCAGATGCCTGATGAGGCAAGCGACCTTGAAGGTTTCGAAGCCTGTAAAGACTTCTACCTTCAGTGGATTGAAGAGTTGAAAAGTCAAAACCTGTAGTCAACTGACCTAAATGTCAAAGTAGAAAAATCGACTGATTTTCGCTAAGCATGCCTAAAGGGCAACTGAGCCAGAAACAACCTATCTAGGAGAAGTTATGAACCGTGTAATCGCTGTGATTGGTACTGCTGGGCGTGACAAAAGCATCCCCATGACAGGTAGTCACTGGGATTTCATGTGTGAAACCTTGGCTGCTGAGGTGGAACCAACAGACATACTGGTATCCGGTGGTGCTGCATGGGCAGATCATGTGGCCGTCTGGGCCTATCTCAATGGACTATGCAAGGAGCTGATCCTGCATCTGCCTGCACCATTCTCCAATGGACAGTTCCATGGTGAGTACGGAACCAGTGGCAATGCTTGTCACTACTACCACTGTCTGTTCTCGAACAATCTCGGATTCGACTCATTGAGGCACATCTGGGAGTGCATGAACAGGAAAACCTGCACTGTCACCACCCAACCAATAGCCAAAGGCTACAAGGCTATGGCCACCCGTAACGCCTTGGTAGCAAGAGACTGTACCCACATGATGGCGTTCACCTTCGGTACTGGTGATGTGCCAGCGGATGGTGGAACCAAAATGACTTGGGACATGGCTGCTGGTAAAGAGCGTGCCCATATTTCCCTGCATATCTAGGAGAGAACCAATGCAAGTAAACCCTGTGATTTTGGCAATGATGATTACTGCGATAGTGCTGCTTGGCATCGCCCAAATTGGGCAGAAGGTGGGATTATCTGCCAACGAACCCGGCAAGGAAGAAATAGGGGATGGTTGGTTCAGAAGCATTGACCGGGAACTGGGCAATGTCTGCTATAGGACCACGAAAGGAATCAGCTGCTTACCCCTGAAGGAGGGGCAATGATCACTGCAGAGATGTTCAGAAAAGCTACAGGGTCTGATCCTGTACAGGATGACCTTGAAAGGGCCAATTGCCTTAAGGCAGGAGAACCGGGCCACTATCATTGTGGTTGGAACTCCTCTAAGAATTTGCCCTACTTCATGACTGGGAGGCGGGAAGACAATGATCAAGAAAGGACGACTCACCTCGGGTAACGATCCTCTGCATGTGCGGAGGAAGTACCTGAGTAATGTTTTCCGGGATTGTGTCCATGCGGCAAGAACTACGTTGGCTAACTGGCCATTGGAGTTCGAACTGCCTGAGGACCATGACGTTCATGAACTGCTCAACATCATGGAGCACATTTGCGATGAGCTTGAATCAGATCAAAGAGTTCAAGGGGCAGTACCGATTCCTGAGTAACTTCTACATGGCCCCCGTGGAATTCATGGGGACCACTTGGCCATCCAGTGAGCATGCCTACATGGCAGCAAAGACTCACAATGCTGAGTTACAGCAAGCAATCCTCCAGTGTCCTACACCGGGAGAGGCTAAGAAGCTGGGCCGCAGGCTGAAACTCCGTCCGGATTGGGAATCTGTCAAAGTTTCTTTGATGGAGACCATCCTCAGGTCCAAGTTCAGCCATCCTCAACTGCGTGACATGCTGCGAAGCACGGGCAATGCTGAATTGATCGAAGGTAACTGGTGGGGTGACAAGATTTGGGGAGTCTGTCTGAAGACGAACCAAGGACAGAACCTGCTAGGCAAGACTCTGATGAAAATCAGAGCAGAGATCCAACAACCAAACATCCAAGTGGTGAACAAACATCACAAGATGGAAGGTGAGTACATTGGTCGTGGTAGTCCGCTGGGTAACCCATTCCCAATAGGGACCACTGTCAATGACAGTCGTGAGGCTGTCATCGGAAGGTACAGGATCTACCTGGCTGATGCCATCAATCGGAATGAGCCAAAGATCATTGACGAGCTGAATCGGCTCGGCAACATTGCCATGGATACAGGTGAGCTGAGGCTGCAATGCTTCTGCTACCCCAAGCAGTGCCATGGCGACATCATCAAACAAGTCCTACTGAAAGCAATCGGAGAGTATCAAGGTGAGTAAGCTCAACCATCGTCAACTGGATCGTCACTTCACTGAAATGCCTGAAGAAGTCCAGTACCGTAAAGAGCAAGAGGAGCTTGATCGACAAGCCCGAGAGAACGAGGAATCCGATGATCAAACTGATCGCTAAGATCATGACCCGAATCCTGCTGTCCATCCTTGCGGTGGTCGTGGGATTCACTATGGTCGTTTCGTGGGAACACCTTGAACCAATGGACAAAGCCTTTGTCCTGACGCTCGGTGTAATACTCGCCGGGCTGTTCACGGTGATCAACCTAATCCGCAGGAGTATCAAGAATGACAGCGGTATGTCGGACGACCGGTATTAGCATTGTGCTGTGCCGGTGCAGTCGGTGTAACCCTCACTCGCCAACCGAGTACAGGCACACCAAACCCAAGAAGAGAGCCTAAGGCTCTCTTTTTTATTGGCTGGAGGAAACCATGAGTCAGTGGAAAGCAGGAATCGTCACTTTCCAACGCTATGGAAATACCGATAGGGGATGTTGGACAGCCTGCATAAATCAGGTTGGCTGGTTTCAATGTATAGAAGTACACCGAAGTACCGAGGAAGAGGCTACACAAGTTAGGGATTTCATTCTTCAATCGCTGCAGGCCGCTGAAATGTGTGGAGTAACCTACGAATGAGCCAGTGGAAACTAGGTGAAATCTCGGAATCAAACTGTGGAATTTACACCGCAGAGCTGGATTACGCAGAGCCTGATGGTCTGAGTATTTGGTACGGACGAATTGAGGTTCGGGCTTATCGAGAAGATGCGGTCAAAAAGCTTCAACAAGAAATGCTTGAGTATCTCCAAGGTATGGAGATCGTTGGCAATAACTACAGAACCAGATAGGAGCATCACATGAAGATGATCAAAGAAGAGCACAAACCTTGGTGCAAGTTTTGTCCTGAAAAAACGGTACGAGCAGTATGGCGTAGTCAAGGAAACTTTCAGTTCAAGCATGCTTGCGATGAGCACCGTGAAGATCTGAAGAAGTACGAACTTGAAAACCAAGATAGCGGTCGCATGACCGAAGCTGATCACCAAACGTGGGGGAGTCTGTAATGAAGGAGATGGTATTCGTATTCGGCAGCAACGCTGCTGGTATCCACGGTGCAGGCGCAGCCAAGTTCGCTTGGAAGAGTAAGGGTGCTCGCTATGGTAAGGGCTATGGTCACTTCGGTGACAGCTTTGCTATCCCAACCAAGAACGAGGACATCCTCACTCTTCCATTGGATCGCATCAAGATGTACGTGGATGGCTTTATTGCCTATGCAATTGACCACCGCAAAGTGCTGTTCCAAGTAACCCGCATTGGCTGTGGACTTGCCGGTTACCGCGATAAGGACATTGCGCCAATGTTCGTCAATGCACCCAAGAATTGCTACTTCGATGAAGCATGGCGACCAATTCTGGGTGACGACCACAACTACTGGGGCACAATGTAGTGATTAACGCTAAAGAAGAAATTCTCAAGGAAATTGGAACCAAGCAAGTCAAGTGCATACGTTTGACTAATGGTGACCCCACTTGGAATGACGATATCGGCGTAGCCAGTCTACCAGTAGGGCATACCCAAGAGCAGTATGAGCAGTTCATTAACATGTTGGATGTTGAATACGACGATGGTTACGGCAGACAAAACCTGTACGGAACTATTTGGTATACGGACGGCACTTGGTCTGAGCGCGGTGAGTACGACGGTAGCGAATGGTGGGAATATAAGTCCTGCCCTGAGATACCGGAAGATATGCAGCAACTGCAACTGGGTTTTGAGATCTAAACTAACTTTCTAAGGAGCAGGCCATGAGCCAAGAAGCATTGAAAGCGCGTCAAATTGAACTGGAAGAACTGTTCAACAAAAACCAACTGATGGCACGTATCCGCGAAGAGTTCAAAGACTGTGAAGACTTTGACTTCGCTGCGTATGCCGAACATGTAGGCTTGCCTGAAAAGTTCGTTATCGATCTTCTGGCACAGATGTCGCTGCATAAACGCTGCGATCTTAATACTCTTGTTGGCTCCCTGAAGCACCACTTCCTGAACATGCAGGATTGCGTAGAAGCCATCGATAAGGCCTGTGAGGCCGATCTGGTGGACTGGGACAGGGCCACCATGAAGTTCATCGTCAAATTCACCATCAGTGATGAGACGCAAGCAGAGTTGGACCGTTTCCAATTCCCGCTGCCAAGTATCATCGAACCAAAAGAAGTAACCTGCAACAGTGAAGATGGTATGTACACCACCTTCAGCTCTATTATCCTCAAGAAGAATCACCACGAGGATGATGTGTGTCTCGACCACATCAACCGCCTCAACAAGATCAAGTTCAAAATCGATTGGCGAGTAGCCAAGATGGTGAAGAACGAATGGCGTAACTTGGATAAGCCTAAAGAAGGTGAAACTAAGGAAGACTTCGAGAAGCGTAAGCGAGCATTTGAAAAGTATGACCGCACTGCTCACGAAGTTATGGGACTCATCACAAAAGAGAGTGATGCCTTCCATCTTCGCCATAAGTACTGCAAACGTGGCCGTACATATAGCCAAGGCTACCATGTGAACTACCAAGGCACTGCTTGGAACAAAGCAGTCATTGTCTTTGCTAACGAGGAGTTGGTCGAATGAGCGTAACTTACGGTATCGAAGGATTCTATAAAAACCGAAGTACAGGCAAGCGTGAGTGGCAAATATGGCAACGAAATCTGCCTGATCTCAAAACTGCCGAGAGTTACCTCCGGTCTGCTAATAAGCTAGCATCCAACCGTATGGATGGTGGCTTCAGTAAAGCACGTATCGTCAAAATCACTGTTGAGGTGGTCGAATGAGTATTGCCAAAGCAACTATCCGCATCAAATTGATTTCCCCAGTGGACATCCACAAGACTATCTCCCTGAGGCGTACAGTTCGAGGAGATGGTCCAGATTACTGGGAAGCTGAGCTAACTACCCGAACCAATGAGGGGAAGTTGTCCATCTCCCGATACAACTCGGAGGATAAGCAAAATGCGATCAATCAGGCCTATAAAGCACTAGAGCTTGCACGGATAGAAGAGTGGTATCCGTCCTTCTATGACGAGCAACTGGAGCGCTGGAAGCATCTGTTCTCTGAAGACAACAAAGGAGAGCATCGATTCAATACAGACATGATGAAAGTGCGTACTGGAGAGTACTCCAGAGAAGGTTTCACTCAACTATGGGAACAGCGAGAAGATTACACCAATAAAGCAGTACGCTTGGCAGACGAGCGTGCTGCCATGGATGCCCGCTGCGACCTGGACCCACCTAAGAAGTGGAAGTGGTATCACTGGTTCTACAACCCAACTGAATAATCCCCTTTCCAAATAAGCAACTCACATTAGGAGTAAGACGCATGGAACTGTTCACCGGTAAAGCCTACCTGCAAATGGACATCGCAGCATCGTTCGGTCTGGACAACAAAGAGTGGTCTGTCCGCCAACAGTGGTTCAACGACCACGAGCATGAGCTTATGGACATGCTGCCTCAGGCCAAGGAACCTGCCCTGTTCTTCGCAGGCGTTCAAGCTTGGGAAGATGTCAAAGCTGGCAAGGCTTCGGGTTACCCGATCTCGCTGGACGCTACGTGCTCTGGCTTGCAGATCCTTGCTGCATTGACCTGTGACCGTAGCTCGGCTGAGCTGTGCAACGTAGTCAGCACTGGCCGTCGTGAAGACGCCTACACCTCCATCTACCAGTTCATGGCAGACAAGCTGGGTGAAGGCGCCAAGATCGATCGGTCGAAGACCAAGACTGCAATCATGACCTCGCTCTACGGCTCCGAAGCTGAACCAAAGAAAGTATTCGGTGAAGGGATCCTGCTGTATACCTTCTACGAGATGATGCAGCTGCACTGCCCGGGTGCATGGGACCTCAACCAGTTCTACCTCCAGATCTGGAACCCTGAGGCTCTGGTCTACAACTGGGTACTGCCAGACAACTGGCATGTACGTACCAAGGTCATGGGGCCAGAAGTTGAGACTGTGCATTTCGACGGCATGCCGTTCGACATCACCACTCAGATCAACCGTCCAACCGAAAAAGGCCGTTCGCTGGGAGCCAATACCACTCACAGCATCGACGGTATGATCGTCCGTGAAATGGCCCGCCGTTGCATGTACGACCGAGCTGCCATCATCCGCATCCTCAATGCATTCGCCTACCCGGCAACCGAGGACTACGATGCAGAGGATGAAAATGCTGTCATGGTTCGTGTCCTGTGGAACCACTACGAGAAGACTGGCTACCTGTCTGCTCGTATTCTGGACCACCTCGCCTCGGAGAACGTGCATCTGGTGAATGAAGACGTAGTGCGTGAGTTGATCGACTCTCTGCCTGAAAAGCCGTTCGAAGTGATCTCGATTCACGATTGCTTCCGTTGCCTGCCTAACTACGGCAACGACCTGCGTAAGCAGTACAACCTGCAACTGCATCTGATTGCCAAGTCGAACTTGCTGTCGAGCATCTTGTCTCAGCTCATGGGACAAGAAGTGGAGATCGGCAAACTGGACCCGACCATGATCGATCAGATTCTGGAAGCTGATTACGCACTCTGCTGATAAACTTGGGACACTCTTAGGAGTGTCCCTTTATTTTTTGAGGTCAATCCAATGCAATACAAAGTATTCTGGAAAGCTTCCACCCGTGAAGTACAAGTCGCGGCTGCTGCAGCAGCTACCCCGGGAGGTTTTACTCTGATCGGCACGTTCGATCACCCGGATCTCACCGATGCCATTTCCCGCAACATGGGCAGCCATGTCATCTACCAGCACGTTCAGGAAAAGCTGTACGCGCAGAAAGTCGAAGACATGCAAGGCATCAAGATCTCGTGGCCGGGGCTGGTAGTCCCTACTTCCATGACCATCAACGACATTTCGGTCAAAGAGGGTGAGACCAAGACTCTAGTAGGCACCATCACCCCAACTGCTGTCAGTGACAGCCGCATGCTCTACTTCATCGAGAACGAGAAGATTGCTCGTGTGGATCACGACGGTGCAGTCAGCGGTCTGGCTCGTGGTGAAACCCGTGTTCGCGTCACGTCCCTGTCGGCTCCTCACCTGTGGCGATGGGCCAAGGTGACGGTAACCCCGAAAGTTACCTCGTAACGAAAAAGCCCTCCTTATGGAGGGCTTCTTTTTTCTGGGGTTACTGCGGGAAGGTGATCTTCACATGCCGGATCAAGGAGCTACCGGCATTCATGGAGACAGAGGCTGGACAGAAGGCCATTGTCGAATTCGTACAGGCTTGGGCAGCTTCCATTGCTCCACCACAAATTGCAGCGCCAGCCCAAAGCTAGATTTGTTTGGGTTTAATCAAACACAGACCCCTGCCTAGTGCAGGGGTTTCTGCTTTTAGGAGATAGGAAAGTGACACACGTCATCCTCAAAGAGCTTTACGAGGAAGGAAAGCTCACCCGTGGCGACACCCTGACTCACTCCGAGAAGGGTGACCACCACTTCCAGTACATCGACGATTCTGGTGCTTGGGTTGTTGTAGACAACACTGGCCGTCTGGAGCGTTGGTTCGTAGACCTCGACCAGCGTGTGGAGGTTGGCCGTGACGGCAATGCTCAACATTGACACCACCGAACTCATGGGGCGAAGAGATGAAATCATGCTACGCATCCATGAACGTGTTGTCGTGGAGGATCGGGGTTATGACACCCCATGCCATATCTGGACTGGTGCTGACTCTGGCCAAGGTCGTGGTGGTGGCTATGGACGTATGTCTCTGAATGGACAGACGGTAGCCACCCACATTGTCGTTTATACCCATTTCTTTGGGTATGTACCCGGCAAGAAGCAAATCGATCACAAGTGCAATCAGCGCCTGTGCTGCAATCCTTACCATCTGGAGATGGTCAGCCATCTGCGCAACCAACGGCTCCGAGCACAGCGAGCCAAGGAGAATCAATAATGCCTTGCTATGACCCGCGTGACAGTTCGGAAAACGTCCGAGCAGAAGCTCTGGAAAGCTTCACCCACAACAGCCCTGTAGCAGAGATGCTGTGTGCTGTGATGAAGCGGATCAGTCCAGAAAACCGTTTGGTTTTGGGTAAGGAGATCTCGGGTCTTACCCAATGGTGGACTGACCACCAAGCACGGGATGCTAAAAAGGAAGCAAACGAGCCAAAGGCTCTCGGCTATCGAGTAGATGGCAAGGCTATCTACCCAATCAAGGAAGGTATGATCGCCACCGCCGCAATCGTGTCCTGTACAAATTGCCATAAAATCATCCGTGGTATGGGCGGGCCGATCCGTGGAGCTGTATGCCTCGACTGTTGGGAAGGTAAGTAATGAAGCAGTTGAACAACGGTCGTCGCTATGTGACAGACCCCATCGATTCCTCCCGCATTGCCTTCCTCGTTGAGGCAGAAGATGTGGGGGTTACCCAAGAGATGTACTTGGGGCAGTACGACTACACCTTTGAACCGGAGGACGTAGGTCGTCTGGTGGAAGTAGTACAGGACATGAGTCCGGGCTTTATGAGTTGGAGATTCGGTTCGATGTTCTCCGACCTCACCGACCAATATCCTGAAACTCGGCCCTATCAAGGTGCCCCTTCCGCAGGTGAGTAGCATGAAAGTTATCAAAAACACGACCGTGGTCTACAAGCTGGAACTGACCCATGAGGAAGCCATGTGGCTGCAAACCCTCATGCAGAACCCGCTGCATGCCGATGAGTTGGACCGGGAAGATCCCCAAGATCGAACCAACCGAATGAAGCTGTTCGGTGCCCTCAAGGCTGCGACCTCAGAGTAGTAAGACAACCCTCAGCTTTTGCTGGGGGTTGTTCCCCTCCCTAAATTCTCAAGGAGTTCCACTATGTACACACCTGAACCGGGTGAGAAGTTCGACTTCCAGAACCTCGACACCAAGCTCTATCTGGCTCTTCGCAACATCATGGAAAACTACGAAGGGCTCCTCGAAGATGCAGGCTGTAAAGACGCCGCTTCCGAGCCAAGCGTAGTCGCAGCCAAGCGTGCGATGTACGAATTCCAGCAATCTTGTGGGCCTATCCCTGAATGGGCTAAGGACCGAAATTGGGGGTATGAAATGCTCCCCGGCGCCCAGTTGTGTACCAAAGACGGTCGTCGTACGGGCAATGCCCACATCATCAAAGTAAAGACTCTCAAATCTCCGGAGTTTGTCTGTGAAGAAAACCCTTACGGAGAGTATCCGGCTTACGAATGCTTGACGGATGCTGGTCAGTCCTTCGTCTTTAACGGAGCAGAGATCTTGGAAGCTTTCACCGTTGGAGAGTGGATCTCTGATGTTGAACGTGTGGTCCGTGACTTCGACCGCCACGGGCTCTTCAAGTAACGGTAAAGCTGTTTTGGTTTTAAATCCCTTTCAAGATGCTTAGGAGCAGAAAAGATGTCCGCAGACAAACGCACCGTTGCAACCGATGCCCTCGAAACCTTGGGCATGATCCATTTCAAGCCTGAAGCCCGTGACGCCATTCACTTGGCTGTCGATCCTGTCAAAGCCGGATCCAACCTGATTGTAGGTGAGAAGATCGGCATCCTCGAAGGTATTGCCTATCCGACAGGGAGCTTGATCTTCGGGGTCAAAGTTCCATACCACGGCATCGTCGATCCGTTCCTGCCCAGAGGCCCAAAGAAGGATGAATCCTTCTGGTTCGTCATGGCCCCTCGCATGGTCAAGTCCCTGCGTCACGTCTGGGAGCACCCGGATTTCCCTGAGGGTAAGTAATGAGCCATCTTCCTTACCCTGAAGACGAGCACGAAGCTCGTGTGATCTGTGGGGATCCTCAAGCTCTGGCCTATGAATGGATCAAGGCGTATGCCAAGAACCTGTCTGACCAGTGTGCGGATGAGGAATACTCCTCCAGCGAGGTCACTGTGGACGAGCTTCTGGACACTGCAGACTCTCACCAACCTGAAAGCAATTCTCGCTGGGGTGGTGATTACATCACCCGAGGCGGTGCCTTCGAAGGTCAAGGCGTTGAACCCATGTTTTGGGAAAAGTACGCCGTCCTGAAAGGAAAATCCCTCGATGAAGTAGAGGAATCTCACTTCTTCTCCTGTTCTTGCTGAGGCAGTTATGACTGACCACATGATTCACCGCTGCACCCCTCGTGGTGCCAAACGCATGATGACCAAGATCCTCACCGCAGGTCTGGTCCCGTTCCTGCAATCCTCTCCGGGGATGGGCAAATCGTCCATCACCCGCAGCATCGCTGAAGACTTCAATCTGGAGCTGATCGACCACCGTCTGTCCACCTCGGAACCAACGGACATGACCGGTCTGCCTTGGTTCAAGGACGGCTTCGCTGCCTTCGCCCCGTTCCGTGAGTTGTTCCCCTTGCAAGGTGACGAACTGCCACCGGGCAAGGACGGCTGGCTGCTGTTCTTGGATGAGTTCAACTCGGCCAGCAAGCAGGTTCAGGCCGCTTCGTACAAGCTGATCCTCGACCGCATGGTCGGTCAGCACAAGCTGCATGACAACGTCATCATCGTCTGTGCCGGTAACCTGTCCACCGACAAGGCCATCGTCAATGCTCTCTCGACGGCCATGCAGTCGCGTGTCGTTCATCTGGAAATGGTGATCGACTTCGACGAGTGGCTGTACGATGTCGCCTTGAAGCAGAAATACGATCCTCGGGTCGTTGGCTTCCTGAGCCAGTTCCCAAGCAAGCTGATGGACTTCAGCTCCAGCCACAAGGACAAAACCTTCTGCTGCCCACGGACATGGGAATTCATGGAGCGCATGGTTCGTAACGAGGCTGTTGTCTCGGACGAAGATGCTCCGATGTACGCAGGTTGCATCACCTCCGGTGTAGCCACCGAGTTCATCCAGTTCACCAAAGTGTTCGCCTCCTTGGTCACCATGGCCCAGATCCTCAAGGATCCTCTGGGTACTCCGGTGCCTTCGGACGTGTCCACCAAGTGGGCAACCATCTCGACCATCATGGAAAAGGTGGATGAGAAGAACTTCGGTCCTGTAACCGAATACATCAACCGGTTCGACATGTCCTTCAAAGTCCTGTTCTACCGCTCCGTGATGGTCAACCACCCTGACCTGCGTTCCCATGCGGCTTTCGCAGGGGCAATGCGCAATCTGGCCCAATACCTCAAAGGTTAAACATGCAAAAGCCCAACTTTCCGAACGAAATTTTCCGTGTGCTATTCCAGCCGGGAAAACCGGGAAACCCTCCGAGAGTTACTGTAGTAGTGGTCCCTGCCAGATACACCCAAGCATCGGTAATCACTGCCAGCAACCGACGAATCTCATTGGATAAGTTGGGCAAGATCGAGACCGTGGCAGAATCCTCTGCCACGCATATCGTCCGTGCATGGGTCCGGGACCGGGAAAGTATCCCTTTGGTAGTAGAAAGGATGTACATCTTTGTCCGTGGACAATCCCAAATGAAGCTGGAGGCTGTTCAAAACATGCTCCTAGGGCTTATCGGGGAGCCAATCCAGAAAGAAGAGGTTTACCGTGACTGAATTAGACCCCCAGTTACTCCAGCGTGAGCTGGACAAAACCATGGCCAAGGTCTTCCTTGGTAGCAACTCTGCTTTCCTCGGTTCGATCATGTGTACCCTAACCTTTGTCTGGACCGAAGAAGTAAAAACCGCTGGTACTGATGGTCTGACCCTCTGGTGGAACCCTCACTGGTTCATGAGCCTCCTTCCAGAAGCTCGGGTGACCATCCTGAAGCATGAACTGTGGCACCCGGGGCGATTGCATATGATCCGGCGTGGCACTCGGGATCCAGAGATCTGGAACTGGGCTTGCGATATCCGGATTAACAATGACCTCAAACGTGAGGGCGAATCGTTTAAGGGTATCGAGAGCGGTTGGATCATGCCTGAGGTGGATGCTAACGGCATCATGGTTGAAGAGGATATCTACAACCTGCTGGAAGCCAAAGGCCTGAAGCCCCCTACCGGACTGGGGGGAGGTGTACCCGGTCAACCCGGTGACGGCGACATGGGTGACAACCCATCCGATGCCACTAAGCAGGCTGTTGTCAGCAACGTGGTGCGGGCTGTTCAGCAAGCCACCATGGCTGGCGGTGCCGGGCAAATACCCGGTATCACCAAGACCACTCTCGACAAGTTCCTTGAGTCGATTGTGCCGTGGGAAACCTTGCTCATGAAGTTCATGACCGATCTTGTGGATGATGACGAGTACACTTGGAGACGACCTAACCGTCGCTACTCTGACATGTACATGCCGTCTCAGGAACCCGGTGAGGGTAGGCTGGAACACCTGGCCTACTTCATCGATGTGTCGGGCTCTGTCTCTGATGCGGATGTTGTTCGATGCAACAGCGAGATCAAGTACATCAAAGATGTGCTGAATCCTAAGACGCTCACCCTGTGCCTGTTCGATACCAAGATTCAAGAGACGTTTGTCTTCGAAGAAGATGAGCCTTTTGAGAAACTGGTCATCACTGGTCGTGGGGGTACGTCCTTTGAGTGCGTCCGTCGTGAGATTGACAAGCTCAAGCCAACTGCTGCCGTCATCTTCTCGGATATGGACTGCCCGCCGATGCACCCGCTGGAAACACCAACCCCAGTTATCTGGATTGGCGTGAATGCTCGCAATCGATCGGTCCCGTTCGGAACCATAATTCACATCAAGAGCTGAACCAATGATCATCAATAAGCTGGGACTGCTCAAGCTGGCCCCGATCAAGAACATGGTCAGAACCAAACAAACCACTCATGGCACCTCGTGGGGCCTGACTGAGTGTGGCTATGACATCCGCATCAAGCAAGATGTCTGGATGTTCTGGGGTCGTCGCTTCGTGTTGGCGTCCTCCGTTGAGGAATTCAATATGCCCACCACAGTGATGGGGCGGGTGTTGAACAAATCGACGTGGGCACGCCGTGGTATTGACGCGAGCATGACCACCAACATCGAGCCCGGGTGGAAAGGCTTTCTGACTATCGAGCTGCGTTATTCGGGGTTCTGGCCCCGTAAGATCAAAGCCGGTAGTGGGATTGCCCAAGTCATCTTCGAGAAAATCGCAGAAGAGGCTTGCTACGATGGTAAATACCAGAACCAAGGAAACCGACCAGTTCGGGCCAAGGAGTCGGTATGAGCGTAGTGGTACGGATCAGTAATCGGAACTGGCAACAGCGGGTCTACCGCTGTGCTGCCCGTAAAGGGTCCATGGCCGAGGCGACCAGACTGTGCCGGGAGAATGGTGTTCAACCTTCTCCCAGCACAATGGTCCACTACAACCCTCACTGGGATAAGCGCAGTGACTACTGAACAAACTATCCAAGCAACCTGCATGTGCTGCGGCGAACCAAATAGCTGGATGATCCTCGATCCGGCTTATGAGTTGGTCTGCGGAGCATGTGCAGAGGGTGGAAAGGAAGATATCTGCTTTGCAGATGGGATCTTCCAAGTGCAAGCCACCTGTGGCTGTGGGAGACGTGGCCCCGTCAATTACGAGGGGAACAAGTACTACTGTGGTGGCAGTCCTCGCTGCTGCCCATAAATCTTTTTCTGGGGGCAAGACGCCCTTAACCAACTGGAGTAAGACAATGTCGCAATTCATCAAACTGAAGAACAACGCTACCGGCAAATCCTCCCTGTTCAACGTCGACGACATCTCCTCGGTGATCGGCTCGGACGGTGACACCATCGTCACCATGCGTTCCGGGGAAGAAATCCCGGTCGCTGAGGGCATTCAAGCCATCAGCTCGCGTCTGACCGAAGTCGGTGCCATGCTGGCCTAAGGCTAGCAGTACCAAGATGTAGCCTAGTTTTCTAGGCTGCATTGGGGAATTACTGGGTGGCTGAAGACAGGCCGGGAATCCTAGGGGCAATCACTCAGTGATTCCACCAATGCAGCTTTATGCCCAAAGTAGCTCAGTCGGTTAGAGCATCGGCCACACAGGATCTAGGGTAGCTCCCGTTAAAGATCCGCCGTCGCTGAAGGTCAGTGGTTCGAATCCACTCTGCGGGCGCCATTCAAATAGGTAGTCAGTGCCTTTTCACTGTCATCAAAGAGGATCTACCCAATGTTCGGTTTCTTCAAAAAGAAAGCCAAAGCAGCCGCTCGTGACATCGCCAAGTTCGAAAAGAAAGACCTGATGGAAGCCACCGTAGGCATCGCCATTCTGGTCATGTACGCCGACGGTGACGCCTCGGACGCTGAACGCGCCAAGGTCCAGAAGCTGCTGGACAACACCCCGGCTCTGGCCAACTACGGTGCTGAAGTCGGTGCCACCTACGCCCGCTTCGACAGCCTGCTGCGTGACGTAGGTATGCTGGCTGGTCGTAGCCAGATCATGCGTGAGATCGGCCAGTGCCAAGGCGACAAGCACGAAATGGAAGACGTTCTCGTGGCTGGCCTGACTGTCGCTCTGGCTGACGGTGAGATGGACGAAAAGGAAGAGAAGATCCTGAAGGATGTTGCTCAACTGTTCGGCCTGCGCCTCGAAAGCTTCTTGGCCTAAGCCATGTCGTCTGACGCCGTGGGCAGCATCTGCCTTACGATTCTGATCATCATGTGCGTGGGTGAACCAGACCTTCTGGACTCACTCATCGCATGGATCCAAGCAGGAGCAGTGCCATGTCATGGTTGAAACTCTTCGGCATCTTGGCCGTACCTGTACTGGGCGTCATGCTTATCATGAGTGTCTGGAACGTGGGCACCTGCAAGATCTACGGGGCACAAACTGATCGTGAGACCAAGTATGGAGCCTTCGTCGGCTGCATGGTCAAGGTCAACAATCAGTGGGTTCCCCGTAACGAACTGCGTGTGACCCAGTAATGATTTCCCAAGGACTTCGGTTCTTGGGATTTCTTTTTCTGGAGTGCGCTATGAGCGATACATTCGATCACGAGGGGGATGCTTGGGAGGACTATGATCGTCGTTTTGACGATGCTGATTGCAGTCGTACATCCCAAGGATCCTTCACAAGAAACAGCCTGTTCTATCACCAGAAGGTGCGGTTTATCCGGATCACGGCGGAGACAGAAAAAGCTGTTCAGTTAGAACTGACAGATCTTCATTTGGTTTGGGTCCCCAAAAGTGTATGCCGCAACTGGCAAGAAAGCTCAGTGTGGGTACATAAAGAGACCTTCAAACGATCCATGAAGTCTGCCATCAAGCCGTCAAACGAAATGCCTACCGACCGTTGGGAGTAGTCATGAAGCACAAACGTGGGCCTTCTAACGTATTCACGCTTCCAAAGTGGATGCAGAACCTGAGAGCCAAGGAACCAGAAGGAACAATGACCCCGGACAATGTTCAGGTGAGGTTGGCTTTGAGTCATCGTCTCCATGACTGCCCGGAGAAACTCCGTAAGTTGGTTGTTTCTTTGGTTCCGCAAGTGCCTTTAAGGCATCAACGGAAGCTCAAAGACATACTCGAAGCTGAGGACATCGTGGATGCCTCAATCGAGTTCATCAATACCGTTTCCCGGATGATGGGAGACAATGAACCCTTCATTCGGAACGACCGGAGGTAGTGTGAATCGTATTCGTGCTGAGAACATTCTGTCTGGACAGACTAACCTGGCCCGCAAAGTGTTCGCCGCTGTGCCAATGCAGGAGCATTGGAACATCGATGAAATCAGTCGGGAAATGGCCCGCGTTGAACCACACAACCACACCAAGAGTGCTATTGCAGGTTGCCTGCGTACACTCAAAGAGTGTGGCCTGATCTCGGAGGCGGGCGTGCAAAACTTCCGAAGCAATGTCAAACCAGAGCCGATCAAAAAGGAAAAAGTTACCGTGAGCAAAGAAGAACCAAGCAAACAACTGTTGTCGGATCGGCTGGCCCAAAAAGCTACTGCACTGCGTACCCAAGCCACTTTCCTGACCGTCCTCGCAGACGATCTGGAGATGTTGGCTCTGGAAATGGACGAAGCTCTGGTCCAAGCAGGTCAGAAGAGCGAGAAGCTCGTCAAACTGCAAAGCACCCTGAAGGAGTTGATGGAGGCCTAAATGGCTGAGACGACGAACACGATGGAAGAGCGTAACGAAAGTCAACGCAAGACCATCCTCAAACAGGTAGAGCGGATCAAAGAACTCGAAATCTGGGAGAAGTTCGCGTCCTACCTCATCAACAATTGTATCGACCAAACTGTAACTCCAGAGAATCTGGAGAAGTGGTTGGAAGATTGCCAAAAACCGAGAAAAGCATGAGCAAAGAACTTGCAGTAACTCTTGCCGATCACGAGGCCGGTGAAACAGGCTACGTTCAGTTCAATAAGGCCTGCCCTTATGGGACGAAACTGGTCGAATTGGATGTCACCTTAGAGGAAGAGCTGAAGTATCTCCGCTACTTCTTCCAGAAGGCGGACTTCGGTCCGGCACACGGAGACGTGGTGCAGTACATCAACCAAGCCTTCGAGAAAGAAGGTAACAAAGTACCCGAGGGGTATAACGAGGAGTAAGTAGTGGACTACGCTGGAGCGGTTGTCGCTTTCCTGATGGCAAGCAACTGTAATGCTGTTGATGGTTGTCGGGAGATTGTGATGGCACCGTTCCATGGTCCATCTGGCTCCGAGTTCTGTCAGATCTCTGCCAACCACCTGAACCAATCGAACGCTTACACTGTCGTAACTGGCTTCAACAAGCCAGTGGTGTTTGTGTGCAAACCCAATCAGACAGCTAAATCGTCTGTACCCAAAACCCAACTGTAAGGGAAATCCTATGTGCCAAGTTTGCAACGCTGAAGTAAACCAGATCAACTCCCAAGCTGCTCTGGCCCTGTCCCAGACTCTGGTCAACCTGTACTCGATCAACTCCCCGTCGTCGGTCATCAAGGCCGTCGAGGACCGTCTGCTGAACCTTGTCCAGCTGCCGAAGGCCAAGGAAGAGGAGCCACAGGCTTCGGACAAGACCACCGGCGAAGCCGAAGCCCAATCGGAATCGGTAGAGCTGCCTCCTGAGCTGAAGGCTCTGACCGACATGCTGGAAGCTCTGGGCGTCAGCTTTAAAGTTCGCCGTCTGTAAGTTGCACCGCAGTCTATCTTTGAGGTAGGCTGCAATTCTCTAAACCAGTGAACCAAGAGGATCACACTATGCGAAGTACGCTCTACCGTTGGGTAGGTTATGTTGCTCTGGCTCTGGCCAGTTGTCTCGGGTTCTCCCTGTCGGCTCAAGCCGATGTACGGCCCGATCTGATCTCGAAACTGCGCTACACTGTCGCCGCCTCGGGCAGCTACGGTGGTGAGTGTGCCAAGCTGAAGGCTGAGCTGGCCCACATGCAATCCATCGACTCGGAACGAACGGGCAGTTCGGCCAAGTTGACCGCTGAATCGAATGGCTTCCGTCTTGCAGACCTGACCTCGACCCTGACCAGCGGGGTGGCCAGTGGCAAGACCGGCGTAGGTGCCGGTGCTGGCTTCAGTTAAAGCCATTTCGGTTCGAGAAAACCCCTCCTAGTGAGGGGTTTTCTTTTTTCAGATTCCATCAACAGGAGATTCATATGCCGTTCAAAGCCCAAGTCATTCTGGATAGCGTCGGTCCATCTGGTCAGACCCTGACCACCAGTGTTCTGCAATACCCCCGTTTCATCCATGCTGAATTCATGACCCACCGCGAGTTCAGCCGTAACGCTTCCAGCTCTCGGGCAATCCCCGTCAAGAAAGTCATCGAACAGGTTCGTAACGATCCGGCCATGCCGGTTCATTGGGGAGCCAACCAAGCTGGGATGCAAGCGGGTGGGGAGATTTCCTACCATCTCAAAGAAGAGGCTATCGGTACTTGGATCGATGCAGCCTATAAGGCAGCAGATGCTGCTGAAACTCTGATGGAGCTGGGTCTGCACAAGCAGGTAGCCAACCGACTGTTGGAACCCTTCCAATGGATGCATGTGGTGGTCACCACAGTCAAGCACTCGAACTTCGATGGACTGCGCGACCACACGGATGCTGATCCAAACATTCAGCTTCTGGCTCAAGTCTGGAAGAAAGAACGCTCCATGAGCCGGGCTCAGAAACTGGATATCGGTGAGTGGCATCTGCCGTTCATTGATCCCCAAGACCGTCTGGCTGCAACCCAGCTGTGTCAGGAAGGTCGCATCACCCGTGACATGCCGAAGAACAGTGAGATCGATGAGGTTCTCAAGAAGATCTCGGCTGCTCGCTGTGCCCGTGTCAGTTACCTGAACCACGAAGGTAAGCGTCCATCCATCGAAGAGGACATCAAACTCTTCGAGCGGCTAGTCACGGCAGAAATCATCCATGCCAGCCCGACCGAGCATCAGGCTACTCCGGACATCTTGTACTACGACGATGCCTACATGTGCAATGCATTCGAAAACCCCGGCTTGCACGGCAATCTGCCGGGCTGGATTCAGTTCCGCAAGACCTTGAAGAACGAGTACATCCGTTAAGGCTTTGTTTGGTTTGCAACCCTCAGATGTTTGGGGGTTGCTTCACTCTTATTCGATCTAAGGAGCGCACTCATGGAAGTGAGTCAAGTAGCAGACCGTGTAACCCATGCCTTTGTAGGCCATCAAGAAGCTGTCGAGATGGGCGTAAGCGATAGTGCAGCACTGATGCACATCCTGTCCTCGGCACTCTACACCTACCCCAAACTGGCAGCTGTACGTGAAGTCGCCTGCAACGGTTGGGATGGGCACATTGTCGTCGGCAAGACCGACGTACCACTCCAAATTACCCTCACGGATACCCAACTTACCATCCGTGACTTTGGTCCGGGGATCCCTCACGAGAAGATCGGTGAGATCTACGGGACCTACGGCAACTCGACCAAGCGTACCGACTCCACCCAAACTGGTGGCTTCGGCCTTGGTTCGAAAGCCCCGTTCGCTGTGACAGACAACTTCCAAGTGGACAGCTGCCACAACGGAACCAAGACCATCTACCGAGTCAGCAAGTCCTCGATGGAACTGGGTGGCAAACCTTCGATCAACAAGATCATGTCTTTGCCTACTGAAGAGACTGGCATCACTGTCACCTTCGCCATCAAGCCCGGTGAGCGTAGCGAATATCTCGGGCTTATCCACGAAGTATTAATGCTCGGTGGCATTCTGGCTTCGGTCAACGGGCAAGAAGTCAAAGAGCCATTGCCATTGTTGGAATCCCCAACTGGTTACATCATCACGGGCTTCAATGGTACTTTGCTGAGCCGAATCAATGTTCGCTATGGCAACGTGGTATATCCAGTGCCAGAGAACACCGGCTTCTCTACCGAGTGGAAACTTGTTCGTGACCACATGAACAAGTTGCACAATGAAGTCATCATCTTCATGGCCCCCCCGGACTCGATTTCGATTGCGCCCAACCGGGAGTCCCTGAACTTCACGGAAGGGACGGTGAAGACGCTGAAAGCTCTGCTGGCTCAGTTCTCCCCTAAAGAACTGAGTTCCTGTGAGATTGCTGCAAAGCAAACCAAGGCAATGTTGGTTAATGAAAAGCTGGCTGAGGAAACACCTTCCCCAACCGTCTTCCGTAAGAACATCTCAATTGCTCAAGCTCGTCCTCAACTGAGTCATCACACTGGACATTATGCTTTCTCACTTCGTCAAGCCCGACTGAACTTCTTGTTGAGTCAGCAAGGTTCGTATATCGAGCCAGACAAGTTGTTCTTCCCTCGGATTCGAATGGCTCTGAAGAAGAACGCATTCCCGGACATGAAACTTGCCCGGGCAATGTACAAGCAGATGAAGGAACGAATTCGTGATTACCGAGGGCATCGTCGCTATACCGGCATGACCGCAGTCTTTCACAAGTTCATTACCTACCCGGTCTATCAAGCTATTGATGCTGTCGAGAAGATGGACAGGTCTAGGCTGTGGATCTCCAATGGCTGGTACGGTGAACTGGGGCGGTTGAAGCACCGCACCCTGACCAGCAATGAACATGCTATCGGTCACTTGTTCCAACAGGTGTTGATTGTTCGATCCAAGAAAGCCGCAGAGAAGTTTCTGCAAAACGTTCGCCGAACGGATGATTGGGGTGCAGACGGTTACATCGTATACGTCTCCCACCATCACCCAGACCGGGTTGAGGAAGCCAAAAAGACTTTCGAAGACCTTGGCTTCGACGTGACCGTTGAAGTGCCTGAACCGGTTCAACGTGCCAAACCTTCGGATGATCCGAACTTTGTGCCTGCGGTGAAGAAACCGGCAGTTAAGCGTAAGGGTTACCTCACGCTGTCTCAGAGTTTCAATGGGGAAACTTTCCTGCTCAGCACCGCTCGTGAGAACGGTAGCGTGGCTGGTCTGTTGGACCCAATCGCCTATGTGGAGTTGGAGAACAAGTCCCACTACTGCAAAGGTCGTTGGTTCTCTTGGTTCTCCGAAAAAGAGTCCCAAGCTGTTGAAAAACTCTGGGGCGATAAAATTGCCGTAGTTACTTCCGTTCAGAAATCTGCACTCAAAGCCAAAGGGGTTCCCGACTTGAAAACTTTCGTTGCCAACTACGTGGACAGTAACTTGTCCCAGCGCCCTGACTTCAAACGTTACCTTGCCTTCGGCAAATATGTTGAAGAGGGGGCTTACTGGCGGGACGAGGATGTGAACCGCATCCTGCGTAACATGCTTCAGCATGAGGAGCTGATGAAGGACTTGGGCATTCGTTTCTCGATCTCCGGGGAGACTGAAATGTTGCTGACCTTCTTCAACGAGAACCGTCGCCCTGCGATGCCTCTCTGTGCAAAGGTGGCCGAGAAAGTGAAGGAATCCCCAAAAGTCAAAGAGCTGAAAACCAAGATCGAGCAATCTCCTTGGAAGTCGTTCTTGGATTTGAGTTCCTTGGGGCATTGCCTTGAAACATTGCCTGTGGACCATCCCAAAACCAAAGTTGCACAAACCATTGTGCGCGAACTGCTCAAGTAAGAGGAAAGTTATGACTACCATTCGTATTGTTGCAGCGAACTTGGATGGCCTGCAGTTGACCTTGTACAAGGACAACGGGGAATCCATCGTTGTTCAACAAGGTGACCACCGCATCCGCAATCTTGTGGATAAGGTGTTCCCGGAACTGGAGGCCTGCATTGAAGCCGGTTTGCCTCCGGTCTGTGAACTGCCCGAAGATCTGCTCCTCAACATCAAGGAATCGGCCCACTATGCCGAGACCGAGAAGCAACTCAATGGCGCTGTTCGCTTCTTCCGGATGCTCAAGAAGAAGGCCAAAGAGATCATCAACCACTTCGTGGACGATCCGCTGGAGCCCCGTCCCATGGTCGGCAAAGTACCTGTGGTTGAGCCAGCCAACCCAGTACCTGTCCAAGAAGCTTCACCTGTTGTGGTTGAGCGTCTGGAAGAGGCTGAACCAACCCCAGAACAGAAAGCCGAGCAGGCTCCTCTGACCAAAAGTGCAGCTGCCGTGGCAGAAATCATGGCCCACGCTGCACCTGCGGGTTCGGAAGAGTTCGACCGCATGACCAAAGCCATTCCGGAGACGGAAGAGGAAGAGACCACCGTGGTTGCAGTGCTGGATGACGGCACCATCATCGATGGCATCGAGCAAATCGATGTTCAGGTCAAGGCTATCGCTGCCAAGCTGGGCTCCCCAGTCGGCATGGCCAACTTCTTCCGCCGTGCTGCCTCGGTCAAGCGTGCCCACTCTCTGAAGGATCTTCTGACCTTCATGGAAAAGGGCGAGCTGCCGATTGCAGACGATGGCACCGTGCTGGTGTACAAACGCCTGCGCCGAAAAGACGACTACTACGTCGATTGCCACTCGGGTAAGGTGAAGCAGAAGGTCGGCTCTCACGTCTTCATGGACGAGAAGCTGGTCGATCCAAACCGGTCTCGTGACTGCTCCAACGGTCTGCATGTGGCTCGCCGGGACTACCTGTCGAGCTTCAGCGGCGATGTCTGTGTGCTGGCCAAGCTGGCACCGGAAGATGTCATCGCCGTACCGCACTCGGACGCCCGTAAGCTGCGTGCCAAGGGCTACTTCATCATCGCTGAGCTGAGCCAGGAGGATCACGACAACGTGACCTGCAACCGCCCACTCAAGGATACGAAGTTGTTGGGGAATGCTGTGGCCGGTAACCACACTCCAGTTCTGGAGACCGTGGAGATCGGTGGGCATTACGGTGCCGATCTGCGGATCACCAAGGTGCAGGATGCCGAGGAGGTCGAACTGCAAGACGTGCATGCTGAGTCCATCGAGCACCTGCAAGATACGGACGAGACCATGCATGTCGAGGTCGATGCCGCTGCTGTGGCAACCAAGGGCCTGTCCAAGGCAGCCCCGGTAGCAATCAAGAAGCCGGTCGAAGTTCTGGTCGAATCCTTCCTGACTGCCGAGACTGATGGTGATCGTTTGGCTCGTGCCCGTAACCTCGTGCAGTTCAAGAAGTCGGCCAAAAAGTCGTGGGACAAGCTGGGCGTAGCTGCGGAAGTGGCTGAAGCTGCATTGGCTCTCATCGCCAAGGCTGATGGCGTTGAGGCTGTTGCAAAGACTCTTCCTAAGGAGGCCCCGCGCAATGACGACAAAGTCATCCCAGTCAAAGCAGTGAAGCCTGCCAAGGCTGCACCTGCCGGTGGTACTGGTACGCCTCGTGATCGAATCCGATCCCTGCTCAACGGCAAGATGGATGTGAACACAGCGGATTCCATCCTCAAGATCAAGAAAGCTGCCAAGAAAGGTTGGTCGGCTCTCGGGGTCAGCGAGGCTGAAGAGAAGACGATCGAACGTTACCGCTCCAAGTAACACCGCTTCAACTGATGCCCATAGTCTATTAGACTGTGGGCATCTTTTATTGGAGGAACAATCCATGTCTTCTACCCACGCTTCCTGTGTTCGCATCAACCGTATCGGATCCGATTACGACATCACCCGACTCAACAGTGTCGGTCTGTCCCTCAAGACCATTGGCGCTGTGGTGGGTATTCACCCCACTTCGGTGATGGCTCGACTGGTCCGGTTGAAGGTTCCCGCTGCGGATACCCGTCGAGCGTTCATGGAAGACATCTTTGTCACCCTCAACGTCGATCAGCAGGAATGGGTTGCCGATGCCGTGCAAGGCAGCAACATCAAGGACTTTGTCCGAAACCTGCTGATCCAAGAATACCAACGACAGAATCAAGGAAACCCTGTATGACCGCACAAGCTACGCTGCAAAACACCCTGCTGTGGTTCCAACGTGCTCGACCGAATCCTTCCAGTAAGGACTTCCATTCCCAGCTGGGCGTCCACTACGAAGAGGTGGTGGAATCCTTGCAGGCACTGGATGGTAAAGATCCGTATACCACCGGACTCATTGCGCAAGCAGAAATGCATCTGCACCTTCTGGCAGAGCACCTGAAGGCCAGCGACAATGTAGTACAGCCGACTGACGAAGTCCTTTTCTTGGACTCGCTGTGCGATCAAATCGTGACGGCGACCGGTGTTGGCCACACTCGTGGCTACGAGATCATCGGGGCCATGAACGAGGTCAACCGTTCGAACTTCTCCAAGTTCGATGACAACGGCATGCCGTTGTATAACGAGAACCGTAAGGTTATCAAAGGACCGAACTACAGCAAGGCCAACCTCACGCCTTACGTTCGTTAAGGCACCAGCAGCAAATAACCCTCCGACTCAGGAGGGTTTTTCGTAATGGAGAATCCTCAATTGAGTCTTCCAGAGTTTCCACTGAATGCGGACCAGCAAGCAGCTGCTGATGGCTTCTTTGCATTCCTGTTCAGTAAAGACAAAGAACTCCGCATCTCCGGTCCCGGCGGTGTGGGTAAGACCTACCTGATGGGCTACTTGATCGACCGAATCATGCAGCAGTATTTCGACGCCTGTAAGTTGGCAGGCATTGAACCGGAGTACTTCGATGTCTACATGACAGCGACCACCAACAAAGCGGCTGAAGTGCTGGGACAGAACACTGGCCGACCAACCAGCACCGTACACAGCCAGATGAATCTCAAGGTCATCGAAGACTTCGAGACTGGTAAGGCTCGTATCACCAAGACCAAACAGTGGGAGATCCATCAAGGGATCATTCTGTTCGTGGACGAAGCTTCCATGGTTGACCGTAAACTCTTGGAGTTCATCCGGGAAGGCACCATGAAGAGCAAGATCGTCTACGTGGGCGACAAGTGCCAGTTGGCCCCAGTAGGTGAAGAGGTGTCTCAGGTCTATTCTGACCCAATGCCCTCCTTCGACCTGACCATCCCAATGCGTAACGCCGGTCAGCCTGCCCTGCAAGCTATCTGTAACCAGTTCCGTAATACGGTAGAAACCCAGCAGTGGAACCCAATCCAATTGGTTCCCGGGGTGATTGATTGGCTGGATGCAGAGCAAATGGAGGAAGAGGTCACCCGCCTATTTGCAGACCCGCTCTACAATGCTCGCATCCTGACCTACACCAACCGTCAAGCTATTGCCTACAACCAGTTCATCCGAGATGTTCGTGGTTTGCCTGGCCAGTTCCAAGCCGGTGAGTACGTGGTCAACAACAGCGCTGTACGAATCGGCAAGGTGCAGCTGTCCGTTGAGGACGAGGTGTACATCCGCCACCTGAGCAGCATTGACGAAGAGTACGAAATCGTTACGGGAGCATCCCTGACAATTCGACGAGCTGAGTTGGAAACCACTCGGGGTGAGATCCTGCATGATGTCAAAATCGTACAGGACCGGGACCACTACACCCAGCTCATCAAGTACTTCGCCAAGTGCAAGAACTGGGAACGCTACTTCTTCCTAAAGGGCAACTTCCCGGATCTTCGCCAACGTGATGCCTGCACCACGTACAAGGCACAGGGTTCTACCATGCACACCACCTACATTGACCTCACGGACTTCAGCCAGATCCGCCATCCGGCACAGGCTGCCCGTTCGATGTACGTGGCAGTGTCCCGACCAACCGACCGGATTGTGTTCTTTGGTGAGTTGGCTCCCAAGTATGGCGAGCTGATCCTGTAAGGAGGAGATCATGGCCATTGCTGAACTGCCAGAGCTGTTGGATGCTCTGGTGACAGTCCTGTTTGAAGCCGAAACTCGGCGTATCGACGGGCTAGTCACTGAGCTGGACAAGAAGAACCGTGAGATCCAAGGACACAAACTGGAGGGCTTTACCTTCAAGGGGGCGGTGTATATCCCAACCCAGAGAGTTTATAAGCCCACATCCCATACGATGTTCAAACCACTGTGTTTCTCTCTGTTGAAAGAGGGTAACCATTTGGTCAACGAGTGCCGTGTGATCCAGTGGGAGAAACAGTCCATCAAGCAGACCTTCTACAAGATGCTGTTTCAGTGTGCTGATGCGCAGGAAATCCGAGATGCTCTGCCCGATTGTGTAGCCAATCTGGTTCCAGCTTTGGCAAAGATCCCTCGCAAGCTTCCTGAGGGAATACTCTGGCAAAGCGACAATCGGACACTTCGGCAGATCGAGGCCATGATTCCCAAAATCGAATTTTACGCAGCCACCCGGCTGCTGTATTAGGAGAGCCTATGTATCACGCGACATGGGCAGATCGGGAGGAGTACCCTCTAGTCCTGCTGACCCAAAACATCCGCAAGGATGATATCGTCAACTGCTACTTCCGACCTCATGGGCTGGATGAAGAAGACTTGTTGGCGATCCAACTGCACTACTCCCAGACCACCAAGAAGACCTCTGTCGCAGAAATGCGTCAGTACTTGGACGAAGTTGTAGTGCCTGCGTTGAAAACTGCCAAGGCGCAATATGTCTTGGTCTCGGATGGGGACTACTTCAAGGCCCTGACCAAACTGCCAAAAGCAGAGCCCTACTTGGGCTATGTGGTGGACAGTGAATATGGAGACTTCAAGGTTCTCTATATTCCCAACTACCGGCAGATGTTCTACAACCCGATCAAAGTGGCTGCCGGGATCAAGCAGACCATGGATGCATTGGTCAATGCTTGCTCGGATAGTTATGAAGATCCCGGAGCCAACATCATCCACTTTGCCGAGTACCCTCGTACCTACGAGGCAATCAAAGCATGGCTGGAAAAATTGTTGGCTATGGACTGCCCGCTAACAGTGGACATTGAAGGTTTTGACCTGAAGCACCACAAGTGCGGCATCGGCACAATCACCTTCTGCTGGAATAAGCATGAAGGTATCGCCTTCCCCGTGGATTGCGAAGAAATTGTTGGAGCCACGGAAGCCCCGTATCTCAGAAATGTAAGGAATGATCCTGTTCGAGCGCTGCTTAAGGACTTCTTCATTAAGCTGAGTCAGAAGGGCATTTACCACAACATCGCCTTTGACGTGTATGTGTTGATCTATCAGTTGTTTATGAAAGATCTCACCGACACTGAAGGGCTGTTGGAAGGTCTGAGTGTCATGCTCAGGAACTGGGACTGCACCAAGTTGATCTCCTATTTGGCGACCAACAGTTGTGCCGGTAACAAGCTGGGTCTTAAAGACCAGTCTCAGGAGTTTGCTGGCAACTACGCTCAAGAAGAAATCAAAGACATCACCAAGATCCCGATGGATACTCTATTGGAATACAACTTGGTGGACGGTCTGGCTACTTGGTATGTCCGAGGCAAGAATTTGCCGAAGATGATCCAAGACAACCAAGAGGACTTCTACAAGAACATCTTCCAGCCTGCCACACTCGATGTGGTGCAGATGCAGCTAACCGGTATGCCGGTGAATATGCATCGAGTGCTGGAAGTTGAAAAGATCCTGATGAAGGATCGGGAAGATGCTGTTACACGACTCCAAGCATCCCCTTTGGTTCAGCGATTTACTTATCAGCTGAATGAGCAGTACGCCGATAAGATGAATGCCAAGTGGAAGAAGAAGCGGATTACCGCTGCTGAAGCCAATCAGGAATTCAACCCAAACTCCAACCCGCAAGTTCAGGCTCTGCTCTATGACATGCTGGCTCTGCCAGTCATTGCACTGACAGACTCCAAGCAGCCTTCGGCGGATGCCGACACCCTGAAAGCTCTGAAGAACCACACAGACAAACAGGAGGTCAAAGACCTACTGGATGCCCTGTTGGACTTCGCCAGTGTGACCACAATCATCCAGACGTTCTTGCCTGCCCTGCTCGGTGCAGCCCAAGGTCCTGACGGATGGTGGTATCTGTTCGGGAACTTCAACCTTGGGGGTACGGTCTCTGGTCGCTTGTCGTCCAGCAAGCCCAACCTCCAGAACCTGCCTGCCAGCAGTCGATATGCCAAGCTCATCAAGTCGTGCTTCCAAGCCCCTCCAGGCTGGTTGTTCATGGGTCTGGACTTCGCTTCGCTGGAAGACCGGATCTCGGCCTTGACAACAAAGGACCCAAACAAGCTGAAGGTGTACACAGATGGCTATGACGGTCACTCGCTGCGAGCCTACAGCTACTGGCCACACAAGATGCCCGACATCGTGAACACGGTGGAGAGCATCAACTCGATCCAAAAGCTGTACAAGGACCTACGTGGCGAGTCGAAGGCTCCGACCTTTGCACTGACTTACCAAGGGACCTACAAGACCTTGATGACCAACTGTGGTTTCTCGGAAACGGAAGCCAAAGAGGTTGAGTCGGCCTACCACGTGCTCTACCACGTCTCCGACGAATGGATACAGAGTAAATTGGATCAGGCCAGCAAAGACGGGTACATTACTGCCGCCTTCGGGCTGCGGGTTCGAACCCCACTGCTGCATCAGGTCATCCGTGGAACCAGTAAAACCCCATTCCAAGCTGAAGCCGAGGGCCGTACCGCAGGTAACGCCTTGGGTCAAAGCTGGTGTCTCTTGAACAGCCGTGCTGGCAGTGAGTTCATGGGCAAGGTCCGAGCTTCCAAGTTCAGACTGGACATCCGTCCATGTGCCCAGATCCACGATGCCCAGTATTTCTTGGTTCGTGATGACATCGATGTGGTTCGGTTCGTGAACCAGCATCTGGTGGAGGCTGTGAACTGGCAAGACCATGACGACATTCGGCATCCCGATGTCGGACTGGGCGGGGAACTGTCCTTGTTCTATCCCTCGTGGGAGTACGAGGCAGAGATCCCCAACAATGCATCCGAGGACCAGATCCGAGGTGTTATCCAAAATCACGTCGCCAGACTGGATGCCGGATGGCCCAAAGTCTGGCCACCAATCCCGCAGGAGAAAGCATGAACAACAAGCCCGCAGTAGAAAGCAAACGTCACTTCTGGATGGCAATGGTCAACCTGACCGCCGTCCGGATGGACAACCCGGAGCAGCCATTCCCCACTCAGGAACAGGTGGTGCATGCCACCAAAGAACCTTTCCTGTCCCGTGCGGATCTGGTGAAGATGCAGGAACATGCGCAGATCTCCCTGCACAAGAAGGTCGAAGGTGTCGAAGTGCAAGTACTGGAACTGATCTTCGCCAACATCAGCAACCTCGGCTGCATGACCGACACCGAGTTCTACGGTGCCGAAGCTGTCGCCGCTGCTAAGGCTGCCAAGAAATGACCGAAGCCAAGTTGACTGGTGGTCTCACCAATTACTACTTGGCCAAGATCGACCATCCCCAGCGGGAAGAGCAGGTGCCCTATCAGGCCGAGTGTGAGGACATCATACGAGCACTGAACATGACCTTCGATGAAGGTTGTGAATTCAAGGCCATCTGGCGTACTGCTGCTGCCCGTCTGGGTAATGGTAAGCCCGGTCAAAAGGCCCTCTATGACTGCGAGAAGCGAGTGCATTATGCACAAGCCTCTCTACGTCAAGAGCAGCAAAGGCAGTCAGTTGTAGTGGCAAATGAGGAGCCTAACTGGGTTGAGTACACGGGTAGTGGGGAAATCCCAAAAACTATCAATGCAAATGACCTGATTCAGGTACGTTTCCCGGATGGAGAAGAACCTGAAAGGGCTCGTCGAGCTGGTAGTTGGAACTGGAACCAAGGGATAACATCCCGCATCACCCACTTCCGGAAAGTCTGAGCCAAGGGGATCACATTGAGTGGTCCCCATTTTTATGGAGTGATTATGAAGATCACGAACGAACACGGTATCTCTCTCGCCATGCAGGTCTGGCTACTGCACGACGAGTACGACTACCAGCAGATGGAAAACTACATCTCGGTCACGTCCCTGATGAAGCCCATTCGTCAGATCATCTTGCCCCGACGCATCCCTCTGGAAGGTCGGGTCTTGGATGTCAGCGAGCTGGCGTCTCGTGCGTTGGGCACTGCCCTGCACGATTCCATCGAAAAGGCTTGGACCAACGACCATGTCCGAACCAAGTCCCTCATTCGTTTGGGGTATCCCAAGCATGTGGCTGAACGGGTTCGGATCAACCCTACCGATGAACTGCTGAAGGAAATGCCTGACTGCATCCCAATTTATTTGGAGCAGCGGGCTTTCAAGAAGATCACAATCAACGGAAAGACCTACACCGTAGGCGGTAAGTTCGACATGGTTGCCGAGGGCATTGTCCACGACAACAAGTCCACCTCTGCCTACACCTGGGTCCACGGTGGTCGAGATGACGAACACAAGATGCAGGGTTCCCTGTATCGCTGGCTCAACCCGGAGAAGATCACCGAAGACTTCATTCGGATCGAATACATCTTCACCGACTGGCAGAAATCCCTTGCCAAGACCAACCCCAAGTACCCACAACAGCGAATGGCCAACAAGGACATCCCGCTGGACTCGATCATCGTCACTGATCGTTGGGTGAAGGACAAGCTTGTTCTGGTGGATAAGCTCATGGAGGCTCCCGAAAGTGAGTTACCTGAGTGTACGCCTGACGAACTGTGGATGTCGGATCCGAAGTACAAGTACTACGCTGATCCAGCAAAGACAGCAGGTCGCTCCACCAAGAACTTCGACAGTCTGGCCGAAGCCCGTAAACACATCGCAGAGAAAGGCGGTAAAGGCATCATCATCACCGAGCCGGGTCAACCGAAACGGTGTGAGTACTGTGACGCCTTCGATGCGTGCAAGCAAAAGGACCGATACTTCCCATGATCGATTTGACTGGGGTCACTCACCATCCGGTAATCGAAGAGATTACTGACGTGCTCTGCGCCAAAACACAGAACACCAACCGTAAATTCTTCCACGCTGAGTTGGCTTTCTTCCTCGGGAAGATGGCCAGTTCCATGCGGGCAACCATTGTCACCAAAGACCGTGGTGAAATCCCAGTCAACATGTACGTGTTGGCTCTCGCCACCTCGGGCTTCGGTAAGGGTCACTCTGTGGCCATCTTCGAAGGGGATTTCCTGTCCGGCTTCAAAAAGCGGTTCATGGAAGAGACCTTCCCAACCATCTCGGATCAGCATCTCAACCTGCTGGCCCAAGAGCGTTCGATCCGCAATGGTACTGACCAGCAAGTTGAATACGACAGCTTGCTGGGCGAGTTCAAGCGTGCCGGGGCAATCCCGTTCACCTTCGACTCGGGCACTGCACCTGCTGTGAAGCAGCTGCGTCACAAGTTGCTGATGGGCAACTGTGGGGCCATCAACTTCCAGATGGACGAGGTTGGTTCCAACCTTGAAGGTTCTGCGGAACTGATGAACCTGTTCTTGGAGCTGTATGACCTAGGTTCGGTCAAGCAGAAGATCACCAAGAACACTGCCGAGAACCAACGGGCAGAAGAACTGGACGGGCGTACCCCAGCCAACGTCTTGCTGTTCGGTACTCCAAGCAAACTGCTGGACGGTGCCAAGACCGAGGACCTGTTCTACAGCTTCCTCGATACTGGTTATGCACGTCGGTGTTTGTTTGGCTGGGGTGAGCAAGAAGAGAAGGCTCACAACACCCAGTCGGCGGAAGAGATCTACCGCAAGTTGATTCAACCAAGCAACTCGGTTGTTGTGGACAAGTGGGCGCATCACTTCCACCTGTTGGCCGATCCGGCTATTTATGGGTGGAAAATGACGGTGGATGATCCGGTGGGCATCCTGCTGTGGGAGTATAAGATCGCCTGTGAAATGGCAGCCGATCAAATGAAGGACCACGAGGAGATCCGCAAAGCGGAAATGTCTCACCGGTACTTCAAGGCTCTCAAATTGGCAGGTGCTTTGGCATTCGTCGATCAAAGCTGCGAGATCGAAGAGATGCACCTCAAGCAGGCTATCCTGCTGGTAGAAGAATCTGGCGAGTCCTTCCAGACCATCCTCACCCGGGAGAAATCCTATGTGAAGCTGGCCAAGTACATCGCAGACATGGGCACCGAGCTGACCCACGCTGATCTACACGAAGCCCTGCCGTTCTATAAAATGAGCCAAGGGGCACGTAACGAGCAGATGGGTATGGCCATCGGTTGGGGATACAAGCACCACGTCATCATCAAGAAAGCTTTCCGGGACGGTATCGAGTTCTTCAGCGGCGAGAAGCTGGCTGAGACCAATCTCGATGAGATCATCGTCTCGTACAGCGACCACTGGGCCTACCACTACCAAGGTACTCCGGAGAACCCGAACGAACGTGTGCCGTTCGATCAACTGTTCAACCTGACCCAAGCGGAAGGGATGCACTGGGCCAACCACCACTTCAAGAACGGTCACCGGGCTCGTGAGAACGTTGTTCCGGGCTTCAACATGATCGTCATCGACGTGGACGGGGGCACCACCCTCGATGTTGCCCACGAGTTGCTGGCCGACTACAAGTTCATGACCTACACCACCAAACGTCATCAGACCGAAGGTGAGGACCGCTTCCGCATCATGATTCCTATGAATTACGAGCTGAAGTTGGATGCTGAGGATTACAAGGCATTCATGGACAACGTCATGGCTTGGCTCCCCTTCAAGACTGACGAAGGTGCAAACCAAGCAGAACGTAAGTGGGAGACCTTCTCTGGTGGTTCCTACCACCTGAACATGGAAGGCGGACTCCTCGATGTCCTGCCTTTCATCCCACGGACCAGCCGCAATGCTGAGTATCAGGACGAGTTCAAGAAGGTCGAGTCTCTCGACAATCTGGAGCGTTGGTTTGCGCAACGCATGGCCAGCGGGAACCGTAACAACCAGATGATCAAGTTTGCCTTGGCTCTGGTGGACAGTGGGCTGTCCTACCCTGAGGTTCAAGCTCAGGTCCATTCGTTCAACAAGAAGCTCAGCAACTCGCTTCCTTCGGACGAGATCGATAACACTGTCATGGTCACCGTTGCGAAGAAATTCCAGCGGGCTTAGGAGAAATCATGTCTGACGACATCGACGTCTCTGATCTGGAAGGTAGCCTCGATCAGCTTGTGCTGATTGTGGGCTACTCCACTCAGGGCAAATCCGCATCACTGCGCAACATCCGGAACCAAGAACGCTGGGTTTACTTGGGCACCGAAGCAGGCAAGCGACTGCCGTTCCGCAACAAGTTCAACCGGGTCACCGTGACCGATCCCTACGAAGTCATCCAGTACTTCGACGAGTGCATCGCCAACAAGGACGATGTTGACGGGATCATCATCGACTCGATGACCTTCCTTATGGACATGTTCGAATCCCAGTATGTTCTGGGTTCGGCTAACACCATGGCAGGCTGGCAGAACTACCAACAGTTCTTCAAGCAAGTCATGCAGGAAAAGGTCGCCCAATTCGGCAAACCGGTCATCATCATTGCTCACGTCAAGGATGAGCTGGACGAGAAGAACCAAGAGATCAAGACCTGTGTCCCGATCAAAGGTGCTCTCAAGAACAACGGCGTGGAGGCATACTTCACGACCGTGGTGGCAGCAAAGAAGGTTCCTATCAAGGAGCTGGAGAAGTATGGCAGCAGCCTGCTGGAGATCACCGACGAGGAACGCGAGCTTGGCTACAAGCACGTATTCCAGACCCGGATCACCAAAGGCACCACTGGCGAACGAATTCGTTCCCCCATGGGCATGTTCGAGCGGGCCGAGACCTACATGGACAACGACGCCCAGAAGCTGCTCGATCACCTGAACGAGTTCTACGAAGGCTAAAAACTTCAAAGAACCCAAAGCAATTCAAAGACTTAGCAAAGAGAGAAAAGACATATGAGCCTGTTCGCAAACCTGAAATCCGATGGCCTCGAAGAAACTCAAGACCGCCTGGGTGGCGGTGGTGGTGCCATCGACTCCGACCTGTACACCATCAAGGTCAAAGCGTTCTTCGCTGGCCAATCCCAGAAGGGTGCTCACAGCATCACCATCATCGGTGATATCAAGGAGACCGGTAAGGAGTACCGCGAAACCATCTACATCACCAACCAGAAGGGTGAAAACTTCTTCCTGAACAAGCAGGACAAGACCAAGAAGGTTCCACTGCCGGGCTACGTCACCATCGACGACATCTGCATGCTGACCACCGAGAAGCCGCTCAGCGAGACGGTGTTCGAGGAGAAGGTGGTCAACGTCTACGACTTCGACGCCAAGAAAGAGCTGCCGAAGAAGGTCATGTGTGCCGTCGAGGTGCAGGGTCAGGAGATCCTCGCAGGCATCATGAAAAAGATCGAAAACAAGAACGTCAAGAACGAGGCCACCGGCGAATACGAGGCCACTTCGGACACCCGTGAGTCGAACTACATCGACAAGGTGTTCCACGCCGAGGTCAAGCTGTCCGTGCCGGAAGCTCGTGCTGGTAAGGAAGAAGCCGAATTCTTCCAGAAGTGGCAGGACAAGAACAAGGGCACCGTCCGTGACGAGCGTGAAATCAAGGACGGTCAGGCCCCGGCCAAGGGCGGCATCCCTCAGAAGTCGGGCAGTGCCCCGGCAGCGGACTCCGCTCCGAAGAAGTCGTTGTTCGGCAAGAAGTAATTGATCATCCCGGTAGCGGGCATGGACCCCAGTTTCACTAACTGGGGCACTGCCGTAGGCCAACTGTGCCTTGATACCGGATTCCTCACTGACGTGACGACTGATCTTCAGAGAACCGAGAAGGGCAAGGACAAACAAGTCCGTGTCAACTCGGATGACCTGAGGAGAACTGAGGACCTTGCCCGACATGCCTTCGATGTGGCTGGTCGGGTAAAGGTCACCTTCTCAGAGTGTCCCGTTGGTTCGCAGTCTGCTAATGCGATGAAGTCTGTGGGTGTAGCCCACGGCATTGTCGGAGCAATGCGAGCCAGTGGGATCATTGTCATCGAGGTGCAGGCCAAGGCTGTCAAGAAGGCACTGACCGGCGATGCCAACGCAAGCAAGGCCAAGATGATCGAAGCTGCCATGGACCTCTACCCAGATGCTGGGTGGACGTGGCACCGAGGCAAGCCCACCGACAACAACGAGCACCGGGCTGATGCCATCGGTGCAATCCATGCTGGGGTACTCACACCCGAGTTCCAGCAACTCATTACCCTTTTCAAAAAGGTGCAATAACATGCAATTGATCCTGACCCAAAACGATATCGAGCTGGCCCTGAAGAACTACGTCAACAGCCTGCTGACCATCAACGGCGATACCGAAATCACCGTCGAGCTGAAGGCTACCCGTGGTGCTGATGGTTCCACCGCCATCATCGACATCCTCCCGGCTACCAAGGCCAAAACCATCGAAGCTCCTAAAGAAGTCCCTGCTCCGGTGACCAAGCGTGTGGTCACTGCGACCAAGGCCGAAGTCGTCAAGGACGAGCCTCCACAGGAGGTCGAGAAAAGCTCCGACCCTGAACCTTCCGTGGCTGTAAGCTCGGACCCAGAGCCGGAAGACGAAGCCGAAAACGTGCCTGTCACGGACGAACCAGAAACCCAAGATGCTGAAGCCGAACCGGCTCCGGAAGCTCCGAAGAAGGGTTCCCTGTTCAGCGGCCTGAAGCGTAACAACAACTGATGCTTGTCCGAATCCTGTTACTGGGGTTCGGACTGTTGGCATTGGTATCGGCAATCACCAGTGCCATCATTGCGGCAGCCCCAGCGATAGCAGTATCGGTCGTGGTTGCATTGGTGTTGGGAGCCATGTGGCTGTTTGATGTGGGGAAGGAGCGGAACGATGATCCATGATGACTTCGAGGAACACATTTCCAACGGGAAGAGTGTCTTCATTAAGGCAGGCGGGGAACGGATCCAAGTAGGGGACTTTGTCTCCTGCCAGATCGGGCAGTTCAAACTTACCGAGCAACCTGAGATCAGTTACCACGGTGGGAAGGAAATCCAGACTTGGGCAGTTCAAACTGACTCCGGAGGCTGGTTGCCTTTCACTCAAATCCTAAGCCTCCCACACTAAACAGAAAGCCCTCCACTAGGGGGGCTTTTTTATTGGGGATCATTAATCTAGGAGCAACTCAATGAGTCTTAAAGTCACTGCCGGGGTTATAGAGCTGTGCGAGCAACTGGTCAATGAGGGTTACACCGGAACCATTGAGCTGACCAACAACTACCCCGCAGGTGCCGCAAAGCTGTTCGGCAACAGGTTCTCGATGTCCCTGACGGGTTTCTGTAAAGAGAACCTCTACATTGCCCGGGACACTCACGATCTCGAATACGTATTCTGTGGTCGATACAGCGTACTCAACTGGCTCTCCAGTCCGACTGTGAAATGCATCGTGGATAAAGCTTGGGACATGTACCAGACGTACAAGGACAAAGGCTTCAGCCGTCCACCCGAGTTCGAGAAGCTGTTCATCAAGTACGGCTATCTGGTTGAGAGAACCGTCAAGGTCCTTGAAGAACAGGAATGAAAAAACCCCTCATTAGAGGGGTTTTATTTTTGGTCAGGAATGTAGGCATCGAACCCACGACCTCATCGTCCCAAACGACGCGCTCTACCGAACTGAGCTAATTCCTGAAAGTGGCTGGTGAGACAGGATTCGAACCTGTGATCCCCGGATTAACAGTCCGGTGCATTACCGCTTTGCTACTCACCAAGAAAGTGGAAGAGGAAGAAGGATTCGAACCTTCGAATGCTGGAATCAAAATCCAGTGCCTTAACCAACTTGGCGATTCCTCTAAGTCCCAGCCGCCAAGCTGGGCAGATCCTACAGATCTAAAGAGGTCACAGATTATCTATGACCACTCTTCCTGTCAAGCTTAGTTAATCATGGCCCCCCAAGGGTTGAGTTCAGGAGCACGCAGCCCCATCCCAATACCCATCGAGTTGTCCAACGAACCGTCCAACAACTTGGAGATCATGTTGTCACTGGTAGGTAGACCCACGGAACCAAACAGAGTAGGTGCCGGAGCCAAGGTAGCCAACAGTGCATGGACCGGGTTGTTGCGGATCATCGAAGCAGCCACCTTCACCGAACGGATCTTGAAGTTGTAGAACCAGAGGAGACCAAGGTTTTCCATGGTTCCACGGAACCGGCCCGAGAGACGGTCATAGTTCACAAACTCTTCAGTGATCCGAGTCAGTGCGTACTTCTGGTCACGCTTCTGGCGAACAGTCAGATCCTCGAACAAGACGGCCTTGGCCAAGAAGTCTCCGTACTCGACAGCACGTTGCAGACCTTGGAACAGAGCAGTGTCACGGGTAATCAGACCATAGCGACCAAAGGTACGCAGACCGCCCGGAAGCTTATCCACCTGTTGCTCGATGAACGAGTGCAGTCGGCCCTCAGTGAACGACAGTTCACGGGCAGTCACGCCAGCATCCGATACCGAGCTGAATTCACCAACTTCGATCAGAGGCCAGATGCTCATGCGACGGTGGCTGTCCTTGATCGATTGGATCTCGGCAGTCAGCTTACGGGTGGCAATCGGGTTGTCAGTCGAAGCACGCAGCTCAGCCTCGGCCTCTACCTGACGAACACGCGACTTGGTATAGGCATCGATCTCAGCCAGTTTCTTCGGCATGGTCCGAGCAATGCTGGTCAGAGGTACACCACGAGCTGCCAACTGATACACGTTGGAGATCAGGTTGGTAACCGGAACCACCACAGACTTGACCACGATCAGTACCCGAGCATCGGAAACCACGTTCTGGACAATTCGCTCAGCGTTAGACAGGTACTGGAAAGCCTTGTTGCCAAAAGCAGAGATGGCCAAATTCTTCACAGTGTCCTGAGTCTTCTGGCTCCAGCGAGTGTTGCCGGTCCAAGCATCGCCAATGGTTGCAGAGCGGTAACCCAGAGCATCGTTCAGCATGTCCTTGCGTACCCAGAAAGTCTCTTCACCGAAGGTAGACTCCAAGTACGACAGGGTCTCTCGGTTGAACAGCTTAGCTGCATCCCGAACTACCGGATCCTTGGTATCGAACACGTTGACATACTGGGCTTGGTTCGACTTGGACTCTTTCAAGTCCTTGTCGTACATAGCTTTCAGGTTGTCGATCAGGCGTTCATTGACGGATTGGCTCATGGCCTCTTCCACCTGACGACCACGCCAGTTACCAATCATCTCGCCCAAATGCTGCTCGCCCTGAACGCGAGCCATGATCTCCGGGTTCAGACTGCGCTCGAAGGCAACGACCTTACCGTCTGCACCGTAGACCGGCAGCAGGTTCTCATCAGGCGAACGCTCGTTCTTCAAAGCCTTGGCGATGTTGGCCACAGCCACTTCTTCAGTGATGACACCAGCAGTAGGAGCCAAGCTGTATCCGGTAGTGGCATCCACGCCCGAAGCAGTCTGGCGAACGTTCTGCATGATCCCCTGCTCAAAGCCTGCACGAGCAGCTACCGGAGCATAGAAGTAGGCAATGTTGCGAGCACCACGGTCCAAGTTGGAACCGGTGTAGCCGTCCACTTTCACGTAGGACTGGGCTACCAGTTTCGGGAAGTCCGATTGGTGAGCAGTCAACATCGAGACACCTTCAACGTTCTTCGAAGGGATGTAACCCTTGAAGTGGTTGTATCGGGTAGCCGAGTTGTTCACCTTAAGCTGTTCATCTACACGCTGACCTACCAAGTAAGACAGAGCAAAGTCGATGCCAGCAGATTCCTCACTCACCAGCGAAGACAGGATTTCCTTGTCTTCGTTTTTCATTTGCTGCAAGGCATACAGGGTGATGAGTTGATCCAAGGAACCAATGAACTTCGAATCCTTGGCGGCCCAGTTACGGGACTTCGTCTCACCAAACAGCTGAGCTACAGCAGTGGCGTTACGCAGCAGGTTGTTGCCTGGCTTGCCGGTCAGCATGTAGTTGGCCAGTTGGTTCGCCTTGGCTTTCAGAGTGTTGAAGTTGGCAGAGTCTACCGACTTCAATTCATCTTCCAGTTTCTTCACCTGAGCATTCAGCTTGGTGGAGCTGGTCAGCATCCCCTCGATCTCTTTACGGTTGAAGCCGTTACGGAGTACAGCCAAGTCAGTCTTGCCCATCGAAGTGTGCAGGCTGGCCCACTCTTCCTTGGTCAGCTCACGGCTGAACTTGGAGGCAATGGTTTCCGGCAGATGTTCGCGGAACTGCTGGCGAGTTTGTTGAACCATGGAGCGAACACCTTTGATCATGTCATAGATGTTGGCGTTGGATTCAGTACGGCCAATCAGGTCGTTGATCAGATCATGCAGTGGCTTGAAGCCGTCCAGACGGTTGACCGCCTTCATCACACCTTGGGAAACGATCTGGCCAGAAGCCTCGTTCACCACGGCACCCAGACCTGCACCGAATCCGGAGATCATCCGGGTTACCTTACCGGCACCGGACTTACGGACCTTGGCATCAGTCTCCAGCAGTTTCTGGGACAGACGCTCGACACCCTCGGTAACGATGTCGTTCATCCGGTCCACTACGCCACCAGACTTGGAAGCCACTTGGTCAATGAAGGTTTCCCGGGCATTGATCTGCGAGGCAATGTGGGCGTTCAAGGCATCGATGGCTTCTTGCACGTTTGCAGTTTTGGCAGTGCCAGCCATACGATCCGACAGCTTGTCCATCAGCTGGTTACCGAAGTTCTCCAGCACAGCATCAAGCGTACCGTCTTCGTTCTTCGCACCACGAGGCAGCTCCATGCGAGCCAACACACTCCGGAACTCTTGGTTCACGGTAGCCAGAGCAATGAAGGTAGGCAGCAAGGACGAGCGACCAAAGGAGTCAGTCTCAGTGCCGAAGTTGCCGACAATGGAACCGAACTTCTCTTGGGCGTAGTAACGTTCAGCATCGTCATCCGGGTTGGTCATGAAGTCCTCAACCGACAGGTTCTTCACAACGTGGGAGTACAGACGCTGGGCAGCAGACATGCTGTTAGGATCGATCTTCGCCTCAGTAGCCAGAGCAGTGAGGATGTTGTTGAAGGTCGAAGCTTCCTGCATGTTCATTTGGAAGCCGTGGGCTTGAACCATCTGACCAATACGGAAAGAAGACATGATCGCTTCCGACACAGCAGTGCTCGGAGCAACACGTCCCAATTCCAGAGGATTGTTCAGGTGACGGGCAATGGTCTTGTCGAACGCATCAGAGATGCGAGACAGGCGGTCATCAGTACCGTAGTTCTCATTCTGGAACAGGGTAGAGGCCGAAGACTTCTGGCCAGTAGTCAGCTGAGTGGACATGATGATCTGGCTGTTGAACAGCAGGTTGCTGAACAGGTCAGATCCAGCCTTCTTCACACCCAACAGGTCCTTGATGAAGTTCACCACACCGGCAGCAATCTGAGACAGCTTGCTGGCCTTGGTGCGTTTACCGAGGTCAACCAGAGATTGGTTGGACAGACCCCAAGCCATGAACTCGTTGAGAGCAGCAGCTTTGTTGCCTGCGTTCAAGTGATTGCGGATGGTTGCAGTAGCATCGTTGTACGCCTGCATCACAGTCGGATTCACTTGGCTCAGTTCGATGTTCAGGAACTGGTCCATCAGAGCTTCGGTACGAACAACAGCTGCACCTACTTGGCTACGAGCCAAGGAAGGATCGGAGTAAACCGCGTTCACCCGCTCGAAGGTGGCAGCGTGAATCAGCTCATGCACCAGAGTCTCAGCAGTTGGCGAGATCAGGTAGATGGTCTTATCACCCACAGTAGTGTAGCCACGTACATCACCACCCGGAGCATCAGGAACAGTACGGCCAGTTTCCATGGCGTAGGTCGCAATCTGCTCAGCAGTCCCGTAAACAATGGAGTATCCCTCAGCAGCCAGAGACTTGTTGATCGACTCCAGAACTTGAGTCTGGTCAACAGGCAACTTAACAGCTTGAGCCAAGGAACCCAAATCAGCAGTGCTCAGCAGAGATACGCCAGTCGAGTGCTTGGTAGCCAGAGCTTCGATCTCAGCACCAATCTCAGTCTGGGTACGGGACTCGGTTTGGATAGCAGCCAGCTCTTTGACGTACAGGGTGTTCAGCTGATCGGCCAAGGATTCCTCATTGGTTCCCGACAGGAAGATTTCACCCTCACGCACGTAAGGGGTAGAGGCAGCAGCCATTTGGTCAACCGAGATCGAGACCTTGCTCATCACACGGTGACGGGCTTCGATCTGTTGCTGGGCATTGTTCAGGGAACCAACCAGATTCGACATGGCGGTGCGGATATCGTCCAACGACGCATCGCTAGTATCCAGACCGAACAAGGCACGGCTCAGCTGTTCCTGAGTAGCTTTCGGGAACTTCGACAGGTCAGCATTACGCAGGAACTGATCGTAGGACTCGAAGACAGCCTTCAGTGGGTTACCCATCCAGCTGTCATAGACAGCCTTGTTGGCTACCAGAGAACCGGACTCGATCTGATCCAGACGCATGTTCATACCGTCGAAGATCTTGAGGGTGCCAGTAGGCGCCCCATCAGCCACGGAGATGTTCTGCATCATCTGGCCGTCACCAGCACCGATGTTCATGAACGGGATACCCGCAACACCAGCATCTGCCGGACCATGCACAAAGGCAGGGGTACGGAACTGGTCGTTCAAAGCATGACCGAAGTTGGTCGAACCAACATCCACAGATTGACTACCGGCGATGAAGAAGGTTTGAGTCCCAGTCTTCACATACGGAGCCAAGTGCTCCAGCTTCTTGTAGATGGAGGCCATTTCCTTCTGGGTCAGGAAGTCACCTTCTCGCCAGTTAGGATCTTGACGCTTCTTCTCCAGCTCAGCTTCGACCTGTTGCTTGAAGGCATGCTCCATCACAATCGACTGAACCTGAGTGGCTTGACGCAGCATCTCAGCAGTACCGGTCAGAGGCTGACCCACAGTCTCTTCAATTGCTTCACGCATCGGGTTGACGAACATGTGCAGCATATTGGACTGCATGTTCTTCAACTCACCTTTGGTGAAGGTGAAGGTCTTCGGATCGTATTTGTCTTCGCGGTCAGACTGAGTAGGCTTGAAGCGAACGTTGCCTTCACTATCCACAGAAGCTTCAGTCGAGAGCAGTTGGTTCAATGCAGCAGCAGCCTTGGTAGGCAGACGACCACCATTGATAGCGATGTCAGACATGCGCTCGTAGACAGCATCAGTGATGGCTTTGACCATCTTGCCAGCGATACCACCAGCACCCGAACCATAGATAGTAATGGTCAGTGGGTTCTTGGCAATGCCACGTTGCAGGGTCAGGTTACCCTCTTCATCCAGAGTCAGATCACCACCCAGGAATTCATCCATCAGGGTGAACAGGTGATTCAGTTGCTCATTGGCTTGAGGGTTACCGGCCATGCGTTGACGCAGCATATCCAAGTTCACTTGGAGCTGGTCAGTGGTCGCTTGGTACAGGTCACGGTTATCCACTTCAACGTTGTTGCTGTTGACGGTGGCACCCGGACGGTTGAAGAACAGACCGCCCTTGGCAATGTTCTTGATCCAACGAGGGGTGAACTTGCCGGTGGTGAACAGGACCATGGCGTTGATCGGACCGTTGGTCACGCCGTCAGCTTCGAGGTACAGGGTAGTCTCGAACTTGGAACGGTCTTCGCTATTCAGGTAGCGAGCGTATTCCATGACAGCATGCAGACCCATCGGAGTCAGATCAGCACCAGCAGCCTTGAAATCTTCGATCAGGTTGTTCACCAGATCATCCGGCAGCATGGCAGCAGGCTGAATGACATTCGACACATCAAAGTCACGGGTCCAGTCACGCAGTGCTTCCACAGTACGGGACAGGCCGCCGTCGAACATGGCTTGCAGTTTGGCCTTGGCCATATCCTGAGTCATCTTGTGAACCTTGATACCCAGCAGCTGACCAGCACCCAATGCGAATCGGGTCCAGTCTTGGCTGTTCTGGCTCGACAGATCCAAGGTAGAACGGTTAGGCAGGATGGCCTCACGGACAAGCTTGTTTGCCTGAGGGTTGTACTTACCCAGCATTTGCAGACGGGCAACCCGGGTCATGTTGAAGGCATAGCGAATTGGAGTTTGATCCAATGCAGTCCCAGCCTTCTGGCCTACGTTGCCGGTCTCTGCCAGAACACCCATCAGGTGGTTGAAGGCAGCAACGGTTCCACGGTTCTGACCGTCCAGAGACTTGGCATGGTTGACGTTCATGCTATCAGGGTCGAACGAACCGGCAGCAAAGAGCTTCAGGATATTGTCGATACCCAGTGCCGAGTAGAATCCAGCCATGTTCGGGTTAACGAAGTATGGAGTCTCTTGCTCGTTCTTGATGGCTTCCAGCTGTTGAGGGGTGTTCTCCACCAGCGGTTGACGAAGCTGGGTGCGGGCCACAGGGGGCATAGCACCGCCGATGTAGTTGATGCCTTCCGGCTCAATCATCACAGCTTGTTCAATTGCCGATGGGAATTCCTTCAGAGGGGATTCCTTAGGGAGTTGCACAGGGATCAGGCGGTCAATGGTACGAGCCGACTTCGGAGGCTTGGTTTCCCCCTTGACGTACTCGATCAACAAACCTTCCTGAGACACATAGAACGACTTCTCTTCCAGCAAGTCACTGTCACGGAACACACGGAGGATCTCGGCAGCAATGGCTTCCGGGATACCCTCTTGGTTACCGATGAACCCGTTAGGGTTGTTACCCACACCCCAGTAGGATTTGATCTTCTGGGCCAAGGTACGCTTGGCTTCGATGACGCTCATCCCTTGGTTCAAATCTTCGATCATGCTTTTGGACACAGATTCAACCGGAAGGCCGGTGATCGATGCAATGTCCTTGGCATCAAGGACCGAACCAAACTGGTCAGCAGTCAGCATCCATTGCATGCCAGCCAGTACCGCAGGTTCGAGCAGCTCAGGGTTGTATTGGATCTGTTCCCCGTCCACTTGAGTAATGGCCAGAGCCTTACCACGGACAGTAGCTTGCAGGTCCACACCTTTGAGCAGACGACCATTGGTCTGAGTGACTTCACCATTTTCCAGAATCAGCTCACGGTGAGTGCGCTTGTCCGAACGGGAGTATGGCTTGTTCAGGTATTCCTGAAGGCCTTCTTCCAATGCGGATTTGATGCTCTCAGCAGAAGTGAGGTAGGTCTGGTAAGCAGCAGCAATGTCCTTGGTGTAGTTGTGAGCCAAGGATTTACCGATGTACTGGGTGAGGGCAGCAGAATCTTTCAGGGCAGCCACAATGGAACCAAGGGGATTCTCATCACCGAGGGTCCGAGTACGTTGGTCAGTGGGCAGATCGAACGACTGCACAAAGCGGTTGTTCTCTGCACCCAACAGGTTCGGGAAGACTGCACGGATGCCCTTCAGTTCAGGTTGAGCAGGTTCTTCCTGCACAGCAGGAGCCTGTTCTTCTTGAACAGTGGGTTGTTCCACAGCAGGGGTTTCTTGAACTTGTTCCTGACGAACGGTCTCAGTAGTAGTGACAGGAGTCGGAGCAGCTGCCTTAGGTTTGGCGACATCAGCCGCTACCTCAGCAGCAGGCTTCGACAGTGCCGAATCCAACTGAGTACCCTGAATATGTTGACCTTGAAGATCTGGAAAAGCGGACACGAGTCCGTTGTAGACATCCGACAGAAGCTTAGCTTCTATCGACACATCCTGAGCAAACTTAACCGACCGTGCGTTAGCCGGATGGACTTTCAGACCCGAGGCACTCTCAACGAACTCCCCAGTTGGGGACAGAGCTTGGTATTTGACAGCTTCACTTGCCGGGTTCCCCGAAGCGAAGTGGGCGTTCAAAGCTCCGACCTTGTTCTGCATGTGCTGAACAAACTGCCCCATCTGGAACAGGCGGCTACGTGCGAGATCCGAGTTACCCGCCTTCCACGCCGACATGATGCCCTTGGCATGATCCAACGCCGATTTCCCTTTGCTGCCAGTCTCTACCGCGATCTCACGGGTGACCTGTGCCGAACGATCACTGGCACCAAGGCGTACCGCTTCATCGCTCGCTGCCTTGGCAGCACGAAGTAGAGCAACAGAGGTATCCAGAGCAGCTTTCTGTTCTGGGGTTACCTGAAGTTTCCCTTGGCTCACTTGGTACAGGATCTGCTCGTTCTGTGCCAAGTCAGCTTTCTCAGGTGCAACAGCAGCCACCGTCAGAGCATCACGGACTTCTTCCTGACCTTCCGGAGTAGCAATGGATTGTTCGGTAACAGGCTGAGCCTGACGCGAAGCCAATGCTTGCTGGATGGTTTGAATGGCCTTGATGACCTTCGGGCTGGAACCAATGGAATCCATCAGCGAGCCGTATTGCTGGATGATCTGCGAAGCTTGGTGATCGGCAGGGATCTGATTCAGCAGTTCCGGATCAGCTTCGATCAAGCGGGAGTAGGGCTCCAGCAGTTCGAACATTTCCAGACCAGCACGCAATTGCTCAGGGGAATCCTCCTCAGCATTGGCCACAACATCAGTCAGACGCTGGATGGCTTCAACACGGTTGGCAGCACCTTCCACAACCGGAGCCATGGATGCACGAACTTCACCAGCATCGAACTGGGAAGCAGTGAACAGTCGATCTGCATAGTCTTGGATCTGGGCTTTCTGCTCAGGCGTACCATCCAGAGAGTCGATGGCATCTTGAACGATTGGTTGGGCCTGAGGTGCAGTGGCTTGGGTCTCAGCCGTGGCCTGCACTACTGCACTATCAGAGATAGGGGAAGCAGCAGCATTGCGTTCAGCAATTGCATCAGCCCGGCGTGCAAGAGCATCTCCAGTTGCTGCAACAGCTGCGGAACCAACAGCACTAGCAGCACCAAGGGTAGTACGACCTGCCAGACCAGCGAGCTGCGGAGACTGCGTGACACCAGCTGCGCCCAGACCAAACAGAGCACCCTCACCCAGTTGGCGACCAACGCCTTCGGTGAGGTTTTTATTTTCGTTGGCGACTTGGCTTTCTGCGAAGTTCTGAGCAACTTGGGAAGTAGCACCTTGGATACCCTCTTCAACAGTTTCACGGCCAAGGTTGCCCAAGGACTCACGAACCCCACGAGCAGCCAGTGCATCACCTTCGAAGCGGGATACCAGAGTACCGGTAGCAGCAGCGAGAGGCGCAGTAATACCTGCCGAGATCAGACCGGTCTTGTTGGCCACTTGGACTTTAGCGTCTTCTTGGCTCACACCTTCAGCGATCAGGCGACGGTACTCAGGAGATTCCTGCAGCAGGGTTTCATGGCTACGACCCATGATGTCCGAAACCACTTGCTGGTAAGCACCACCCGCTTCCATGCCACCAATGGCAGCAAGGACCGGAGCCTTGTCAGCAACGGCAGCACCCACACGGGAAGTGGTGGCAGCAGCTGGAACAACAGCACGACCCAATGCAGCCAGACCCTTGGTCAGAGGGCCAGCAGCCAGCAGGGAACCAGTGGCATTTGCAGTGCCATCAGCCAACAGAGCAGGAGCAAGAGCAGCGTTAGCTACCGAGTCCATGGCATCCCGACCAATACGTTTCAGGCCAGTGATGAAGTCACTCTCACCTGCCGAAGACTCTTCCGCTTGGGCAACACGGTTGTCCCGTTCATCCAAGAAGTTGGCAGCATCTTGCACACGACGAGCTGTGTTCAGTTCATCGGACTGAGTGGAGCGAAGCCATTGGTTCGCTTCGGTAATGCCTTGAGCCAAGGAAGCACCAGCTTCCGGAGACACAGCACCGACTGCCAAGTTGGTCAGACCAGCAAGGCTATTGACGAAACCGCCACCCAAAGAGGAGGCGATGTCATAGGCAAACTCGGGAGCACTAGCAGCCGGAGTCTTGAAGTCATTGAGAACTTGAGTACCAGCTTCAGCACGATCCCGGATCATGTCTTGAGCTTGGGCACCGTACTCGGCATAGAGATCTACCGGAGACAGGTTTCGAATATCCTGTTCCAGTTGAGAGCCATGCTCAGCACCGTTACCAAAGACACGGCCCACGGCCATCTGGTAATCAGTAGGAAGACCGCCCATTGCCATACGTTTTTGATCGGCAGCAGCTGCCACCTGTGCTTGTTTCACAGGGGCGGCTTGAAGGATCTGTTGGGATTTCTGTTGAACGTATGGGTTAGGGTTCGGGAGTCCTGCATCAGCAGAAGCTTCCGGAATCATCTGGTCTGGGTAAGCCGCTTTGCCAAGCAACTCATCGATAGTGGCCATTCAGAAACCCTGTGTTAGAGATTAATAGGGAACAATCGTACCTCATAGTTAAGCTGCGTGGAAGCAACAAAACCCCGCAGGTGCGGGGTTCCATTGTATACGCATCAACTTAGTCGTACAGACCGAATTCCAAATCGCGTCGAGTAAGTACTCGGGCAGTTGGCGGAGTGACTTCCGGTTTATTCAATTCCCGGTTCACTTCTTCCGGAGGAACGTTGGCCGCTTCACGCTGAGCACGGTAAGCCGGAGTGGTACGTTGAGCATCAGTCAAAGCTTGGAGTGCTTGTTGAGCACGCTGTGCCCGAGCCTGATAACGTGGGATCTGGCGAGCCAACTCAGGTCGAGACTGACTGGCTTGAACCAACTGGGCCAACTCGGTGCCAGCTTGCTGAGCTTTCTCATAGGCCGAACTCAGGCTAGCAGCAATACGTCCAGCATTCTGATTGGTCAGTGCTTGGTCGATGTTGATACCAGTTTGCTGTGCCCGGATATCCCCTTCCACACCTTGGTCACGGAAACCAATATTCCCACCCAAGTTCGTGGTCCCAGAGAAGTCACCGCTGAACGGGTTGTTACTGGCCCCCGAGATGTTACGGCGAAGGATTGCACCAGCCTGAGCTGGACTGGTGTTGGCTCGCTTCACCACATCGTTCAAGGCACGGATCACATACTGACGATCAGCACCCTTGAAGTCAGACTCCAGCAGGGTGTCAGCGACAGTACCTACAGTGTCCGTGTTCGAGAGGTTGGAGAACAGGTCAGTAGTAGCACCTTGCTGACCGACGTTCTGCATCTGACGAACACCGAGATCAGCAGCCGCTGCATCCACCTGACCCCGAGTCACCTTCGGTACATAGTTCTGAGTTTCCTTCGGCAGTTTCGACAGCCAGGCATCAGGATTACCTTCAGCAGCAGCCTCGGCAATTGCTTTCTGGGTAGCTCCCGGACCTGCGTTGTAGGCAGCAGCTGCCTTGGCAGGGTCACCGCCAAAGGTCTCCATCTGCTTATCAAAGTAGGCCTTGCCCAAGGTGGCATTGTACTGAGCATCGTTCTTCAAACGGTTGGCATCATACGGCAGACCGGCCAAAGCAGCCGCTTCCGGACCAGTACTCGGCATGATCTGGGCAATGCCCAGAGCACCCTTAGGGCTGGTGACCGTCTTGCCGTCCTTGGTGAACTGGCGACCAGACGACTCAGCTTGCAGCATGGAACCAAAGGTAGTGTCAGCCACGGAGCCAGCACCATAGGCATTGGGGAACAGGCGAGACAGGGCTTGGTCAGCAATGGCTCGGGCACCCGGGGACGAAGCAGTAGCAGCCACTTCACGACCAGAGACCGGATCAATTGCTTGGTCATTGAGTTCACCAGCCAAAGCCAAACCTTCCTGACGATCACGGTCATCCCGTTTAGTAGTCAGGTTGCGGAACTGGTTGTACTCGTTGGCCAAATCCGCACCGACCAGTTGTCGAGAGCCTTGGGCAAAGCGCAATTGATCTTCAGGTTGCAGAGCAGCCAGTGCAGGATCGGAGATCCCAAACTGCCGAGCAGCAGCAGGGCGAGCAGCGTCCGTTGCCGTATCCAATTGTCGGGTACGATCAAAGGTGTACTGGTTAGTATCGAACCGTTGGTTGTTTGCCCGCTGGCTCTGAAGGTCGCTGGTTCGGGAACCAAGAGCAGCCAAAGTCCGGGCATCAATAGCCGTTGGATCGACACCCCCAGTAATAGCACCAGAAGCCAAAGCTTCCTGATACTGCTTAGGGTCGGTAAACCGCAGAGCATTCAGCATTACTTGCTGGTTGGCTCCGCGTTGTTGTTCAGCACGGAAACCGGAGAGTGCTTCACTGATCCGGTTGAGTCCGTTGTCGAACAGGGCAGTAGCGTCCCGCACACCAGCAGCAGCATTGATGGTGGGTGCGTCCACGTTACGCCAAGTCAGAGTAGCCATTGGCAAATCCTCTTAGCGAGACAGGCGGTTACGTTCAATGGCAGCAGCCACAGTTGCAGCATCCTGACCTTGAGCGACACCACGAGCCGTGAGTCGATCTTCTAGAGCCGTGTTATACGACTTGATCTGGTTGTTCAGGTTGGTGTTAGCCAAGCCCTTCTGGAACTTGAACTGGTCTTGAGCAAGGTTCAGAGCCTTGTTACCACCAATGATACTGTTCAAGGCAGATAAGCCGCCCAAGGCCAGTTGGCCCGTTCCCAAGTTGAAGCCCAGTCCACTGGCACCCGAGGCAGCACCGCCCAGAGCCGGGAAAGAGGCAGAACTTCCTACCACCGAAGGACCACCCAGTTGTGGAGCAGCGAAGGTGGTAGCCCCGTTGCCTTGGTAGTCTCCACCATTAAACAGGGAGCCAAGTTGGCCCAAGATATCTTCGAGAGAGAGCATAGAGTTTCCTCAAGCAGGTAGATCTGTAGTCAAGGTAAGGTCCATCATCGAACCAATCAAGCCATTGGTCAGTTCGGCAATGTCACTGCCCAACATAAGGGTCCTTCCAAGGAAGGTATCCAAGTTCTCATACTGAGCACCAATGGCATCAGTCAGCTGAGTAACGTCAATGGTACTGTTATTGAAGCCAAGGTTGTTAGCCCACGCTTCATAAATAGAAGACAACTCAGTCTTGTAGTTCTCTTGAACTTTCTGGATATCCTTTTGGATTTCAGCCAGTTCAGAATCCATTGCTCCACTGATGCCGTTCCCCGCTGCCACACTCATCTTCAGGAGGTTAGGGGCAGTGGCCATGTTGGTCAGACCCTGTGCAGCAGTACCGCCGTTGGCCAGAGAGGAACCAACAGACAGAACTGCTACCGAAGCGATAGCGCCTACGATTGCTCCGATCTTCGGACCGAGCAGGGCAGTCGATGCAGCCATGATGAGCTGGGCGATAATCATACCGGCCAAGGCGTTGATCGCTGCACCTGCAATGATGGCAGCAGTACCGGCCAAACCAATGGCCGTACCTACAGAAGCTGCCGTACCCAACACACCAGCACCCGCTGGAGCTGCACCCCCCCAGGTCACAATGGTGACCACAATCACCGCAACGATCAGCACAATCTTGAACCAAGAAGACTGATACCACTTCTGCTTGGTGACCTGATAGCAGTTCAGGACCATGTAGCAGCAGGAAGTCGCCATCTGCGTTGCATCCTTCAGGGAGATCGATCGGTAGATTCCCTCATGCAGCGGAATGATGAACCCAGACTCTTCTGGGTCACGCAAAGCTTCTTCACCGTGAACATCGACACCCTTGCCCTTATAGACAATGTTCGTGTGCCACAGTCCAGTAACCACCATCACACGGTAGGAATCTGCCTTGTCCTGCCAGTACATCCGAACGGTATCGCCAGTCAGGTTACGGTCACCAATGATCCCCGAGGAGAGCAGCAGCTCATTGAATTCCTCAGTACCCCCACCCTCAAACCAAACCTCACCCACACGGGCATTAGGTTTACCCAAGCCGGGAAGGGCAGTCTCTGCAATGCCTGTCCAGTTAACGGTCATGTTATAGTTGATCTTCTCGCAGAAGACCTTGATCTGCTTGGTCGGCATTTTAGGGTAAGCCACGATAGGCGGCTCTTCAGAGCCAAAAAGAACATTGGTAGGGTCAGACTGTGCAATCTTCCAGTCTGCCCAGACCTTCTGAGCTTCATCTGCGGCTTTCCATGCCAGCACCCAAGCGTTGTATTCCGCTGCACCACCTGCACCGTATTCGTTAATCATCTGGAAGAACTTGTAGATGTACTTTTTCCCAGAGTTCTCAGGAGTGTTCAGGGATACTCCAAACGACAGGTACGCAAAGTCAATGTCACTCAGATTGTCGTTGTCCTCCAAGGCAGCATTGATCTGGGTGATCTTTTTATCCATGGATCGCTTCACGGCTTTAGTCGTCCACTCGTAGAGGGACGGTTGGTAATCCGGACCGATCATCCGTGCCCATCGACGCAGAGGAATGGGGGGGACAAACGTTCCCATATCCACCGGGCTCTCAAACATTGCATCAAAGACAGGGTTACCGGAACCCTGCTCATAGATGATGACCTGCATCGGACCCCAAGCACTAACCACAATGTGCTGGGTGTCTTTGCGGTAGGCGTAGGCATAATCAACCGATTCCACAGTGGTAGTGGTTTTGGTCGTCTTCGTCACACCACCTTCAATGGTCTCAGTCACAGTGTTTTCAGTGGTGACACTCTTCTTCTTGTGAGTCTTGAAGTTGGTTTGGAAATGGCGAGTAGCCGTGGTGGCACTGCCATCAGTATTCGCACCGTGATACTCCATCAGAGTGAATGCATCTTCCCGATCCGTATATGGATCAGTGTGGTCGGTAGTCGTGGTGTTGCTGGTCGGTGGACGAAGGTCGGAGTAGGTCACTTCGACCACGGTGGTATCTACCAGAGCCATGGTCCCCGGAGTTTCCGTGCTACCCACTACGTCGTAATTACCGGTATCCGGCAGAGCCGATTCAGAACCAACAGAAACAACGGGACCTTGGACCACAGGATCTTCTTGGTTCCGTTGGGTCAGGAAGTAGCTGACATACAGGTACTGCCCATCCGGATTGAAACCCACCGGGGTAAAGGAAAGAACTTCACCACTGGGGAACGTCAGTTCAATGAGGTTGGCTTCTTCCTTGAAGTCCAGTTCGTACTCATCGTTCACCCGAGTAGGGTGATTCTCCAGCATCCACCGGTCAGCCCAGTAGCCGTAATCAGCAATGCCAATGTCAGCAGTCTGCACGGTAACAGTCTGATTTGGGGCATGGCTGATGGAGTCAATGATGGCGTTGTAGTCGATATCCTTACCAACCGCCATCTGACCCGGCAGCATACCAATCCGCTCAGAGTAGCCTTGAGTTCGGCACCAGCGGGCATACGAACGAATCCGCATACCCGGCCCGCGAATCAAAGAGTCCTGAATAGCCTCCCCAATAGACGGGGCAGTATCTGCAATGATCTTGGTAGAGATCGTGGTCGGCAGATACTGAACACGGTCCTTCACATCCCCTGCCAAGTTGTAGACCGTGGAGCTTACCTTGATCTTCTTTTTGCTACTGAAGAGGCCCATTCATTACACCCCGATATCGTTCTTCTGACGAATGTCCACCATCACCTTTTCGATCTCCGCATTGGTGAAGCTGTTTGGCGGGATCAAGCCTTCATCGATGGTCTTTTGGGTGATCCAAGAATCCGAGAAGAGCTTGGCCACTTTCATCTCAGCATCGCGTTTGTACGAAGTGATCTGCTGGGTGTACAGATCCTTCTGCTTGCCGAGAACACCAACAATCGGAGTGCCATCAACACGAGTGTCCATGGTCTGAGCACGCTGGGCTTCGGTCTGCTCCTTGAACATATTGTTCTGAGCCACGAGGTTAGCCAGTTGCTGAGGCAGCATGGAAGCGAGGTTATAGGTCGCAGTGTCGTTTGCCAATTCCTGACCGGCTTTCTCCAGAGGCATCAGCTGGGACAGTTGGAACTGAGAAATGCAGTACTGTGCCGACTCCGAAGACATCCGCATCTTGGTCAGGGCATAGTTTGCCTTCTGGTTCGCAGCTTCGAACTGGGTAGCAGCCAATTGGATCTTGGTAGTTTCCAGTGCCACACGAGCAGTGAATGCCTGCACCTGAGCCAACTGAGCCTGCCAGAAAGCTTGGTCTTTACCCAAGAGGAATGCTACCCCTTGGTTCATGGCAGATTCAGTGAGGGCAATGTAGGTCTTGGTGTATTCGTTGCCAGTGATGCGACCGGCATCCCACTCCTCTTTCAGGTGGGCTTTGAAGCCCCGCATGAGAGCGTCGAATACACCCGGACCGGTAACTTGACCATCAGTCAGATCCTCTACAGCAATGGGCTGAAGAGTCTTGTACAAAGGCCCATCAGTCCCACCGGGAAACTGGAACTCAGCCCCATTGAGGTTAACGTTGGGAATAGGGAAAGCCGCATCAGTCGTGAGTTGATTGATGAGATCATTTGCTTCGAGTTCAGCACCGCACCCTGCCATAAAATGTTCCTCTAATGAAAACGGCCCAACATGTGGGCCGTTTGTTTATTGCCGTTGGCCTTAGCCAATGTTACCAGCTGCGGCCTGAGTTGCAGCCAAGTGAGCCAACTCTTTCGGAGTCAGCGGGTCCAGCACTTCCAGTGCGAACTCACGCACCCACTGTTCGGTAACCTGCACCTGACCGTTCTGCTTGTTCTTGAAGGTCTTGATCTGGAGGAACTTACGCTCCTTCATCATCTTGTAGATGCACATCGGGATGTGGAAGCCTTCATCAGTGGCTTCACCGAAAGGCACGAACTTGCGGACAGTGCCGAGGTGGTCGTTGGCAACGGTGATGATCTCACCTTTGAGATCTTTCTTTTTCGGATCCAGACACTGGATACGAACACGGATCAGGGCCGTGTCACGCTGGAGCAGGTAGTCTCGCAGCGAAGGAGTCTTGCCCGAAGCGGTAGGCTTGTCGCCGGTCAGCGGATTCACTTGAGGTTCCTTAGGTTCTGCACCTTCCACTTCTTCAGGTTCACGCTCTTCCATCTTGGCCTTGATACGCTCACGCAGGGTATCGATGCCGATGTTGTTGGAGAACGATACGCCCATCATGGTAGCCCGTTGCTTGAGCAGGTCCAGTTCAGTTGGTTCGCTTTCGAGTTCGGCGGACAGTTCGTTTTGAGTGTTGTCGTCGGACATCTTGATTATCTCGCAGTGTAAGTAGGAAAGAACAAGGGGAGTCTAACTCCCCTTGGTTCTGTGGTCTAGGTTAGACCGGGGCGACAGTTTTGATGATCGCCAGACGCTCCGAACGTTTGATCAGGATACCGTAGTACCACTTGATCGAACTGAAGCCAGTCTCACCGTAAGGATCGTTACGGTCAGCAGTGGCGTTGCCCGGCATCTTGGTGATGATGGTGAACTTCACGGTCTTACCGTCGGTTTGGAAACCGATGGTGGAGAACGAGTCGTCACCAACGACCAGAACTGGGAACACGTCGTAACGCTCGGTGCCACCCACGGTAGTGGTGTGGTAGCCCGGGTTGTCGGTAACCGCAGCACCAGCACCTTCCCAGTGCAGCATTTCCGGAACTTGGATGAAGCGGAAGGCGCCAACGGCACCGATCTCACCCTGCATCAGAGTACCGGCGTCAGCGTAGTGCTGAGGCTTGATGAAGGCAGGGTTACCGAACTGGTCTTTCATGTCGTACAGCAGTTCAGCAACAGCCGAACCAACGTAGGCAATTCGACCAGCGCCGATGACCTTGGTGTCGGTTTTCAGCGAGCCGGTGATGATGCGGGTCTGGCGAGGGGTACGGTTGTCGGTCAGGATCTGATCCAGACGACGCAGGTTGCGGTACGACAGGACCGAAGCCGGGATCTCAGGAGAAGTACCCGGTACTTCCGGAACAACTTCACCGGTGATCTCGCTGTCTTGGGTAGCAGCACCGGCGTAAACGATAGTACCGGCAGCGGCCAGCAGGTCTTTCTGAAGGACAGCTTCGGTCAGCTGGACGGCACCGTTCAGCAGTTCACGAGCCAGGTGATCCTTCAGGCCGTCGTCGGAGTCGAAGTCCAGAGCTTCCTGAGTGAACTCGGTGAAGAAGCCGAACTTGTGCAGGGAACCTTCCAGTTCCACACGGGTGAAACCAACACGGTTCACACGACCACCGTTCTCGGTCAGGACCGGCAGCTTGCCAGTGATGGTGCCCACGTCACGGCTCGAACCGTACAGGTTACCGTTGGCGATGGTGACACCGTTGGCATCGATGCCTTGGTCGTTGACGTTTCGGTCATCCAGCAATGGGATGTACTCGTAGACCTTGACCGCCTTGCCGTAGTGCTTCGGCATGTTGATGGCAGTGGCCAGAGGCATGAAGTACTGTTCCTTCCGGCTCTCGATCAAGGCTTTCTTGATCCAGAAGAAGGTGTTCATCTGGTCAGAGTTAGCACCGTCGATGGACGATTTCTGACCTTCTTTGGGAGCGTTGTAGTTCAGCATTGGGCGAGTACCTTAGAGTCGGCCTTCCATAAATTTGATGAACTCATCATCCTTCATGGCGAGTGGGTTAATGAGTTCCTGCGCTTTCTTTGCAGTGGTGGGCGAAGCAGCGGCAGCAGCAGCCTTTTCACTGTTTGCAACTTGGGCTTTCGGAGTAGCAACTTTCTTTGCTACAGGAACAGCAGCAGTTTGAGGAACTTCGCTCTTCTTTTCAACTACTTGATCCAATTGGCCAGCAGCAGCCATTTGTTGACCTACTTGTTGGTAGGCTTGAACAAACGGAATGTTGGAACCAATCTGACCAAGAGTCTTCAGGCGGTTAACTTCACCTGCGATCTTGTCGTACACACCTTGAGCACGTTGCTCATGCATGATTGTCATGATCTCAGGGTTCTGCCAGAGCATCTCTTTACTGGCCTGATCCCAAGTCGAGTGAATTGCTTGAAGGGTCTTCTGACCCTCTTCGTGAGCTTGCAGCCCATTCAGAGTTTCGTGGAAGACGACCTCGTTGTCCGATACTTGGTGATTGCCGGGTTTGTACTGCGGGTCCGTGGAAGTGTCCAGATCCAGAGGATCGATGTTCGCTTCCTTCAACAGCTTCTTGATCGCTTCAGGGTTCTTGTTCTGAACGTCAATCAGGAAGCCCAACTTACTTTCGTCCAGCAGTTGGTTGTTCTCCAGCATGCGCAACAGCTTACGTTGGGGAGCCAACTCCTGCATTTTACGGGTGTAGTTCGCACCCATCTGAGCCAACTGGATCAGCTCACCATGGGATTTGATCTCGATCTCTTTGCCATTGGCTTTCAGAGGCGAGAGCAGGGCCTTATAGAGTTCCTCGTAGTTAGGAGCCTCTTCCGTCTGCTTGCCTTCTTCCTGAGTTTCAGTCTTGGAAGGCTCTTCCGATTTCTCCACAGGAGTTTCGGTAGTTGCAGTTGGTTCAGTCTTAACCTCTTGAGGTTGCTCTTCCTTGGTTTCCTGCTCCTGTTCCTCTTTGACTTCAGGCTCGGTAACCGTAGGTTCAGCTTTGACTTCTTCCTGTTGGGTCTCCGTTTCGGTAACGGCAGAAGCCGCCTCAGGGGCGGCCTCCTTGGTTACTTCCGGGACCGGCAGTTTGGAGAAGTCATCATCGGACATGCCGAGGATTTTCTCGCCAGTCAGCTCCATTACTCAGCCTCCTCCTCGGAACCTTCTTCGACACCACGAGCTTCATCCAGCTCGAAGTTCAGTGCCTGTACTTGGTCTTCCGCATGGTTGCCCATGGTAATGACTACCGACAGGAAGCGTTTCAGGTGACCGGATGCTTGGGCAATGGCGAGAGCATCCGCACGGCTACGTTCGTCCAGTGCGGGATCGCACGAAGCTTGAACATAGCGAGCAGCCTCATCACGCATGAAGCACTCGACGATCAGCTTGCGGAAGTCTCGGTTCTTGTACAGTCGCTGAGCGGCTGCACGAAGTTCCATTTGGTCTTCACCTTGCTTGAGCTGGCGTTCGAGAGCAGAGATACGTTGTTCGACTTCAGACATGGCTGATTGGTCCTTTAGATATTAATTGCTGGGTTGAGTGCAGGATCTTGTTGAGGATCGAAGTTCGCAGAGCGAAGGTTTCGAGTTGGATCAACAGATGCTGCTTGGTCGCGTTGGATCATACTAGTGTTGCCCAAACCCTGTCCAGCTTCGTCCAATTTATCACTAGCATAGTTGAACCCGATTGCAGCTTCGACATCAGGCTTCTTCTCACCTTCCTTGGTAGGAGTAGTGAGTGCTTTAGTGACTTGAAGATTCTGGTTACCTTGAGCTTGGGCTTTCTGTTTCTCCATCTCACGGGCATGTTTGGTGCCCGATTCCTGCTCAACGTATTCGAGGTTCTTAAGGTCAGTGTTGGCCTGAACTTCGCTGGCTTTGGCAGTGTTGAGTTGAATCTCAGATTGCAACTTCTGGTTCTCCAGCTCCAGTTTCTGAATGGCCAGTTCCTGCATACGCTGCTCTTCCGGAGTCGGTTGCGGACGGAACTTGCGGATCTTCTCAGCCAATTCAGGCATCCGTTTGAGGTCAGCAATCTCGGCCAGAATGAGCATGACAAAGCTGGAATCTGCATTCGGACCGAGGGTTTGCAGCATGAATGCCAGATCCTGAGACTTGGCATTGTCCACTTCAGCAGTGGAGATGTCCGTCTCAAGGTCAAAGTTACCTTCCAGATCTTCACGACGAACCGTGACGAACTCTTGGTTGGTGACCCGGACAACTTCCTCTTCCGACATGAACACAGCGTTCATTGAAATCAGCTTGGTAGCTACATCCGTCATGCCTTTGGCCAGACGACGAAGAATCGCCATCTCACGCTTGGACGCTGCATCCAATACTCCACGAATACCAGCAGCCACATCACCGTAAGCTTCACCCGACAGACCGCCACCAAAGGACTTCACCCCAGTAAGTGCTTCTGCCTGTTGGTTCTGAAGGTTCAACATGAGCAGAGCAGACTGAGGCAACTCAGGGTACTTGTGCTCGATCAGGCCAATCTGTGGGTTGATGTTCGGGTTGTACTCATAGTCCTGACCGTTGTCGAAACGACGTTTATTCAGAGCATCGAGCATGCCTTTCGGCGTACCTTGCTGACTGTTGGCAGAGCGGCCCAGGAGATCAATCATGCCTCGGGTGATAGCACCCAAGATCTTCTGGTGATCTTCCAGAAGTTCAGCATCAGGCTCACCATACAGATCGCGCTTGACCGGCAGGTAAGGAACCACCACAAACGGAAGCTTGCCGTCTGGGAATGGGTTCTCCTCCAAGCGGATCATCACATCACCGATCCAAGTACAGACAATCGGGGTCAGCTTGCCGTCGCCAGTAATGTCTTGGAAACCCCAGTACTCATAGGCCACGACTTTCTTACGCAGCGAGTCGGTGAAGTTGAAGTCGTTGGGGGTAGTGGAATCGTGGTTAGGCTCACCCAGAGGGGTAGCACCTTCCCAGTTCACGAAGTCCAAGTTCTTGTAGCGGTTTGGTTCCTTGAGCAGGGCAGCCTTGCTGGTCTCGAACGAGTAGACGGCAAACATGGCCTTGTCGATGTCACCGTTGCAGGACGGGTCGATCACTACGTTGTTCGGGTTGACCACATCAACAGTAGGACGGTTCTCGATGACCTTTTCAGTCGGCACTTTCTCAGTACCAGTCTGAACGGCATAGACCGGAACCTGATTCTCGATAAAGTACTCCACCGCCTGCTGGATCAGCTCAGGGGTGTTTTCTTTGTAGTGACGGATGTCAGCTTGACGGGCTTCCAGACCAGCTTGCAGTTCAGCAATTTGCTGATCGTTGGTGACTTGGAAGAACTCGTAAACCGGAACCTCTTCCATCACTTGAACCGTGATGCGCTTCCAGCCAGTACGCAGAATGCACGTACCTTCGTCCACAGTGGAACGAACGAAGTCATCAATCAGCTTGATCCGATTGAGCTTGGTTCGGAACTGCCAGTTAAGCACCAGTTCGTTCTGGCGAGCAGCATCGGCATCCTCAAAGGTAGTCGGGCTGATCTTGAACAGTTTGTTGGAACCAAGGAAAGGCTCAGTCAGCGCAGAGTATCGCCACTCAGCCTGCTGACGAATCAGCTTGGGTTGCACTTGAGAACGTCCCTTTACCGCCTTGGGTTTCACCCCATTGCGGATATACATCAGGTCATTCCAGTGCTGGATTTTCGTCATCTGGGCTTGGTGAGACTGGCGGCCAGATTCCAAATCCTGTTTCATCAGTTTGATGTCAGGTTCTACAGGCCAGTCCGTCAAGCGACGCTGACTTACATCAGACGGTTGCGGTGCATTATCTTCCATTGTGCCTACTCGGATTTGTTGAGGAGAGTTCGATCATTCAGAACCATGAGGCGCAATGCTCTTATGGTTCCGTCACGTTGTCCAATAGTTGCTCGGAGTTCTTTAACCAGAGATCGGCCTTCTTCAATAGTTCGGTCGAGTTGGGCTGCATGCTCTGCAAGACGGTCTCGCTCAGAGGCGCTACCTCGGGACTGACGTTGGTATACGTTGGCTCGCATTTCCGATTGCTGCAACCGAGCAGTGTAAACAAGCTCATCAGCAGTACGCTGAATTTCAAAGCGTTGCCGGTTCTGTTCCAGTTCATAAGTGATGTTCTCCATCTGTTCTTTGTGCTGGGATTCCTTCAGTGCCAGCTGACCTTGGAGTCGAGAGATCTCCTTGGCTCGCAGACTCTCTGCTTGGTCCCATTTCTTCTGCACAGCAGCAGAACCTTGGGATTCTCCGAACTTGAACAGGAGGATAGAACTCCCGACAAGCAAGGAACCAACCAGAAGAGGAATTCCAAGCTTGTCGAGAATTGGCATGCCTAGCCCTCTTTACACTTGGAAAGTGGAACGTTTCCGATTCGATGATCTACCCAACCAACAGTGAAAGTGTTCAGCTTGGTCAGGCTCATGTAGTGAGTGGCTTGCTGTGCATCCATCAGTTTCAGGGTCAGTTCACAGGCTTTCACCTTTCCTCGAACTTTCTGAAGACTGGCGTATGCAGCCACAGTACCGGCTCCGATCTTACCATCAACATGAATAGGAGGGTAATCCTTACCTCCCCGATTCAGAGCATTGAGGGAAGTCTGGAACCAGCGGGAAGAGCGACCGGTGCCGGCATTCACACCTGCATCAATAATCTTCTCGCCTACAGCGGGAGAGAGTTCCACTACACCATCGAAGCCGACTTTGTAGACATACTCATTGGCGTAGATCTCTTTGGCTTGATCGACCGTAAGATCTTTCATGGAACCGGTGTACCCAGCATCCCGGGCAACTTGGACCGTTACCCCGTGGTTGGTTTCACCGCCCGGATCGAATGGGTTATTCACATACCCACCTTCGACAGTCACCACACCAGTGATGATGGCTGCAATGATGGAACCGGTAATCCCAACCTTACGTTTCATTGTCGCCACGAGAACCTCCTTTCAGGGACATTACCCGGCCAACAATACCGAGCAGGAAAAGGCCCAAGGCAATCTTGGGACCGTATGGCATCTTGTCCTGAATCTCATCAGGCAAGGAATGCCAAGTCTGTGTGGCAATGTCGATGGCCATGACCAAAGCGCCCATGGCTTGGAACCAGACAGACGAACACTTGAGGGACTTCTTATCGAGCTTCACCATTATCGAGACAGCCATGCAAAGATTGCTTCGCGGGAAGTAGCGAGCAAGGTCAACAGGCAGGAGCCTGCGGCCCAGACATACTTGCCAGCCACACCTGCTCCGACAACCTTGTGTTTGATTTCGATGAACTCATCGATGGTGGGGGAGGCTTTTGCCAGACTCTTCTCCACACCCTCGACTCGCGCATTCATGTTCAGAAGTCCTTTGTTCAGCTGAACAAGTGCCTCCTTGATCTCCTTCAGATCTTGCGCAACTCCGTTGCTCTCGTTGAAGAGAGTCTTTACTTGCTCTTGGAGTCGCGCTACCTGAACGTCAGCAGATTCATTCATTGAAGTTCCCCAGCAGTTGTAGTGTCGTATTGCTGGCCAGAAGGATATCAAACAGACACAAAAAACCCCACCGAAGTGGGGTTTCTTATTTGTTACGGACTAGGCGGCAATACCAAGACGGGCCAGTCGTTTACGGATTGGGACAATCACACGTTCCAACTCGTCCGGGCTCAAGGCTTTCGAGTAGAAGCCTACAAACGAGATGTCACACTGACCGCCGAAGTCACGGTATGCCGAACCAATACGCATCTTCCGAGAACCAACCAGACGCTTACTGTGGTTGTTCTGGTGGGCCGAGATACCAGTGGTGTGGTTCTTCGAAGTGGTGCCGTTGGCGTCCGAGATTACCGAGGAATACAGAGCCCAGTTGGTTTCCGGAGCACCCGCAACAGCAGCACCTGCCGAGGTAATGGCAGTTTGGTTTGCATCGGTATAGCGAGTACCAGTAGCAGTGATCGACTGAGTGAAGCCGGTATAAATACTGGCACCGTACAGGGTAGAGAACGGAAGGCTGGTATCTTTGGGTGGAGTATCGTAGTTACCTACGTAGAACGGGTTCGTGGCGTTCTCTGCCGGAGTACCAACAGGGGCAACAGCACGACACACGACAATCATGGTCATGTCTTCAGTTTCATCGATCTCGGTCTGAACCCAGTTCGACTTACCCGTGAAGCGGGCATAGCCCGGGAAGATCGTCGGAGTGCCACTTACAGAACCATTGGGCTTACCAATGGCTCGGTTAACTGCCAGACGGCGGGCGTCCGTGTCGAAGGTGAACCAACCTTCCAACTTATCGTTTACAGGAACAACGACCTTGCTATCCCAAGGAGCAAGGCTACCGCGAGCTACAATTTTAGTACCCATGATGGA